CGAGTTTTTCCTTGGCCTCCTCGACTTCCAGCCCCAATGTTGCGGCAAACGCCTTTGCGATGCACTGCAAACAAATATCCTCGGTTTTACTGTAAGGGGCATGCGCGCCGACCTCTAGCTCCACCGTCACCCGTCCCTCGCCAATCCAGTAACCGATCGGGAGAGACAATTGACGCACTGGCTCACATTCCTCGCCACACAAGTCACATTTATAAGCGGTCGTAATGCGTTTCATCTGTTCGTTCCTCCTTTCCCGTCACGCTGCTGGGGCTTGCAGTGCCTGCCTCCTCGCAGATCGCTGCCAAGATCGCTCGGCCCACATAAATCGGGATCGCCTGTGCAACGAGCTTCCACGTCCTGCTCCAAGAGGCGGCAAACACGTAGTCCTCCGGGAACCCCTGTATCGCCGCCGCTTCCTGCCACTCCATCACTCTGGGTGGGCCACAGCCCGTTGGGATCATCGCCCCCCGCGTGTGCCTGCCGCCCCAGTCCAGTATCGTCGGTGACGGTCTTTGGGGATTGAGGACCCGCATGAGGCCGGCGGAAAAATACTGGCGTGAATGTGGCTTGAGCTTGTCCACGTTCTTCACAGTCCGGTATGGGCCAGGTCGCAGGGTATCAGCCAGGGCCGCCTTCCGCTCGGCGGGAGGGCTCGGCGCGGGGAACTCTCCAATGAAGGCACGCACGCGACTTTGTGGCCCGTACTCTGCGGCGTTGATTATGCGGTACGGAATCTCCCGGCCGTGCCACAGCGGCAGCGGCAGGTGCTTCACCACGGTAGGCACGTCCTCGAAGCACCACCAGCCAGGGCTCAGCCTTTCCACCAGCGACAAACAGCCGTCCAACAGCGAACGCCAAGCAGCCATCGTATCAGAATCAGCTGGCTTGTTGACGCGGGCGACGCTGATCTGTTCGCAGGGGATGCCGCCCAGGAGCAGATCGACGTGCTGCTTCCCCACCGCGTCCTGAACGGCCTGCAAGCCGTCCGGCGTCGAAAGGTCAGCCTCGATGATCCGGCAGCGCGGGTGATCGTTCGCGTGATTGATTCGCCACGTCTCCAAGCAATCCTCGGCGATGTCTGCCACCGCCACAAACTCGATCGGCAATCCTCTTGCCGCGGCGGCCCATCCGCCCGCTCCACAGCAGAGGTCGATTGCGACAAGCCGGTTCCGCATGATCGCTCCTTCTATCCGCCTCCGTCCGTTCACGCCCCCCGCGACTCATCCAGGATGTCCTCTGATGTGCCCTCGACCGTACCCTTGAGCACGCCGCGATAGTCCAACAAATGTGGCGTGTTCTCCGTCGGGAGCCGCCAACCCGGAATCTCGTTCCACTCCCGGCCGTTGAACAGCCGGTCGCCCTTCCTGTTCCATTGTTTGAAGAAGAACGGCACGCCAGCCTCCAGGCATTGATCGCGGATAGCCCTTGCCCATTCAGGCCGCATCGGCCGTGCACCAGGGCCGGTCTCGCCCCCGACGATCACCCAGTCGAGGCCAGGGCATCGCTTTCCGTTGGAGGTCAACTTCGGATGAATGCCGTCCAGGGGATTGGCCCACAGGTAGCCATACCCTTCGGCAAGCGGTATTCGCTGCAAATCCACCGGTCCCAATAGCGGCTCACAACTCACAAAGTGTATGGCGGCAGGAATCCGCAGCAGCGGCGGGATGCGTTCCTCGGCCGCCTCCTGGTTCTCGGCTGTGGCCCCCAGCCAAAGGTTCGGAAAATAGTCGCCGCCACCAAGTTCGCGGATCGGCGTTTCTTCCGTTACCTCGTACAGCTTTCGCGCGATATTCTGCGGCCGCTTGGTGAGGACCATAAATGTGTGCTGCGGACAGGCCGAAACCACGTCAAGGATTTGGTCAATGAACGCAGGTGGCACGTCCTCGTGGAACAGGTCACCCATTGAGCAAACGAATACTCTTTTGGGTTTCCGCCACCGCAGCGGCTCGTCCAGCCGGTCAGGATGCAGGGTTACGGCAAACGGCTCGTCCTCTGGATATCCGCACCGTCCGCGCAGCCGGTAGGCCATACGCCGGGCGTAACAATTCCGACAGCCTTCGCTCACCGGCGTACAGCCAGTGACGGGGTTCCATGCGAAATCGCACCATTCGATCTTCGTGGCAGCCATCACCTGCTCCACACGTACCGATGCGAATCTTCCCAGATGATTACTTCGCTCAGTTGCCGTTCCTCTGTGTGGCAGCCCGGCGGAAGCGGCACGCACTCTCTGGCTTCCGGCGAATCCGGGGGCAGTTGCAAGAGCCGCTGATACCGGTCGATCACACAGTAGAGGTTCAGGTTAAATGGATCGACAGTATCCCAAGCCACTTCTGCGATATGGTAGTACCAGCATTTCGAGCATTGGTGAGCAATCTCCACTCGGCAGTCATCGCAATTGATCATAATGTCCACCAGCATCTTGTGCTGCCTGCACGGCGGCTTCGCCGGTATTGAGCTTGCTATTATCGGCGTTTCCGGCGACTGTTCCTGCCGCTTTATCGCAGCTGTCACCAGTGGCATAGCAATTACGTTGCCTAAAAACTCTCGGCGCTTCATTGGGTACCCTCCCTATCAGGGTCATGGGCGTCGGAGGATCGGGCTGCCTTGCGTGCAGCCTTAATCTGACGCGCTCGTTTGTGTAGCCAAGCGGAAAGGGCCAACATCGCCTCCGGGTCCGAGTCCAGGGCCTCAGCCATTTCGCCGAGCAGGCGGCCCATCTCCGTGGCCGTCGCGGCCAGCAGGACGGCGTGCATATCCCAGTCTGGGGCCGCGTCACCACACAGGCGGGCCTCCAGCCAGACTCGCGAGCGGTCGGCGGAGCTATGGCAGCTGAACCTCACCCTCCACGGCGCCGAGTCCACTCGCTCCGCCATCTCCGCAGCCCGCTTTGCCTTCGTAATCCACTCTCGTACAAGAATCATCGCTGCCTCCTACCGACTGATACGAACCATCCTGATTTCGACATGTTCATCGGGTTGCCGCAGTCCCACCCTGCGAAGCATGTCGCCAACAGTCTCGGCTGGATAGCAGACGAAAGCGCGGCGAACGTCGGCAGAGTGATCGCCCCGAAAGTCGCTCGTAATCAACTCGATGATAAAGTGTTCGTCTGGATGGGTGGGTTTATCTGCCATCGCAGAAGTCCTCTATCGTGATTTCACGAATGCGCGGCCGCCACACCTTGGCCTTGCCGCCGCGCTTGAGCTTCACTTTGCGCCAGCCCCAAACCTCGATCCGGCCTCCGCAGCGCAGCCATTCAATGGCGGCTTGCGTGCAATCGGAGTCGAGAATCTTCCGGACGTGTTGAGAGAAGGATTTCCCGCAGGACTGGATGGCCACGATGCCGCGTTGTGGGTCGAGGGCAATCAAGTCGATGAACCCGAACAGGTCTTGGCGTATGCCGTGAGGCCCGACGTGAGGGTTCCATCGCTCAACTGTGCCCACGATCCGACCCTCGGCCCGAAGGGCGCGGAGCGTGCGTTGCGTCGGCGTCAGGCGGCTCATTCAACCCACCCCCGGGAAAGTGTAAATCGAAATCAGGAAACCCTCCGCCTCGCCAGCCTGCGGCTGCTTGGCGCGCACGGATGCGTGTATTACGTCGGCCGGAGCCCTCCAAGTTACGCCTGATAGCATGGTTGCGATCAGGCTCACGAGCAGCTTTGCGTCCCGTTCGCTCGGCGGGCTATGGGTAAGCCACATCACCCAGAGGCCGCACTTCTCGTGCCCTCCGCACACCAGGGGCTTGAGGAGCGCCGGAAGTCGGTACAGGTCGTTCGCCCCGACAAACAGGTTCTCAACTATCGGTGCGCGGCGCAGCGCTATCATCTGACCCTCCCGGTCCTTCGGGTTTCACCCTTCGCCACAACTCCGCTTGCAGCACGCGAAGCCTTTTCAACGCCTCACCAAACTCCCGATAAGCGAAAACCATCTCGTCCATCAGGATGGACATTTCCTTGCACCGCTGGTGTGTCTCGTGATCCATCACTCACTCCAGTGTGAAGATAATGGCCGCAGGCCCACCGAGTTGAACTGGCGAGCGATGGTATGAGCCTGCGCCGGCCCCCTTGCCTGCGGCGACGCCTGGACGTACTACTCAAACAGCTGTGAGCCTGCCCGCAGCTTGCGGCGACGGTCCGCGATCGCCCGGTCAAGCAGCAGTTTGTCCTCGACGCTCAACGTGCTGGACTCGTGCACCATGCGGTAATACTGCGCGAGAACCTCCTCGTTCTCGGCCGAGTCGATCTCCTGCTTGTATTCCTGGAGCAGCTGCCGCCGCTCGGCATCCTCGGCTGACTCAGGTTCTTTCTTTGCCTCTGGGGTCGGCTCGGGCTGCGGCTGCGGTTCCGGCTCATCCTTGGCTGCGGCCTTGGCTTTTTCCTCTTTCGTGGCTTTCTTCGCGGCGGTCTTGCGAGGTCGGCCTCGCCGCTTCTTCATCCGCTGCGCCACGTCCTCGGCCTTGGTGGCCCCCTCGGCGCCCTCTGGCGGCTCCGGCTCAGGGAAAGCCTCCTCAATGGTTGTGTCGCCCTCCTGGAGCGCGGTAAACACGCCCCTGAGCGCCACGATGTCGTCCAGCCCAATAGCCTCAGCGGACGCCTTGCCCAAATGGCGGAGAATCTGCTCCTCGGTCACGCCCAGCTTGGCGAACGCCGCCAACATGTTCGCTCGCCGCTCACTGAGACTCTGTGCGTCCCCGCGGTAGGTCTTGATGGCCTCTTTCAGCACCGGCTCCCAAAGCGCCTTGGGGATACCCTTGAGCACGGCGTTCCGCAATGCAATGGAGCAGGCGGCGTTGGCCGTCACGCCAACCATGTCGTCGTTGTACCGCCGGCCCTCCCTGTCGGTAATGCGACGCCTTACCTCGTAGGTGATGGCCACGTTATTCTCCAGGTCCACAAACGCACCTTGGGCCACCACGAAACGGTCGGTCTCCTCGATTATCCTTGCCCCCGCCCGGCAGTTGCCCCAAGTGGTGGCAAGAATTTCCGCAAACCTGGCGCTCGGCCCCTGAATCACGTTGCGACCACCGCCCTTGGCCCGACGCTCCAGGCGGTAATAGCACTCGCCCGCCACGTCTTGAGTAACGGTGGCCAAGTCCCTGGCGGCAGTGAGTGACCGCTTGATGTCGCGCGGGTAGGATTTCGCCGTCCTGATCTGAGTGTCGATCTCACCCTGGACTATGGCCTGCATTGTGCCTACGTCCACGGACGCCACTTGGTACCCCGCATCCTGGCCTTCGTTCGGGTCAACGAAAAGTTCAGACATTGCTTGCCTCCGTTGGCTCAGGGGATCACTGGGTTAACGCACCTTGCGGGCGCGCAATGAAACGAAGCTGTATGCCTTGCGGACCGCCTCTTTGACATGAACCTCCCGGCGGACCAATTCGATGGACGCACCGGGGAGCCGCCCCACAGCGGCGTGCCCCATCGCAGCACGCACCTTGGCCCGTAGCTGCTCTCGCTCCTTCTGTAACTCAGCAATCTGCCGCTTCAATTCCTCGGACCTCTCCCACCAGCTGAGCACCTCAGCGTCGAGCGTCACGGTCTGCTCGGTCACTCCGTAGAGCTTCTTGACCAACGCTGGGGTGGCCGGGTGCTCCCAGTCAGGTGGCGGCGGGTCTCGCTCCAGCAGCCTCCGCCGCATATCCTCCGCAGCGTCCAAGATGTGCTCAATCACTTCGTCGCTGCGGCGGATTTCGTACACCAGAAAAGTGTCTCTGTCCACCAGCACCGCGATGTCGGCTACCTCCTCGCCGGTCACGTACATCTGCTGCTGAACCTGGAGATACCAGTCGTCTGGCACCCAATCAGTGCCATGCTCGCCAAGCTCGGCGGCTCGCCTCCAGGTCGTGCTCTTGAGTTCCACGAGCCGGCCATCGCTGATCCGCTTGGCGTCAGGAGTGGCAGCCACGAACGGCCTCTCACGGCTGATCAGCATGGGAATGGGGGCCTCCATGTCGGAAGCGGCCCGCTCCGAGTAGATGTCGCGGATCACGGGCTCCAGTCGCTTGCCCATCCGCATACGCTCGGTTTCCTTCACCGTCTCCATGCCCAAGCACCGCCGGTAGATATTCAGCGGCTGCGCGTAGGGCGACAAGCCGCACAGCGCAGCAGCGTCGGACGCTCCAAAAACGCCCTCGCCGTCCACCCACAGCCTCTTGGCGTACCACTCATCCGTGCCTGGCATCGGGCCGATGATTGGCTCTGCGTTTGCCATCGCTCTTACTCCTTGCCTCGGCGCGCCGCACTGAGATCTCGCGAGGAGCGTCGATGCCGAGGCTTACCCGGTAGCCCCCATTCATCCAGCGCACGCGCACCACGGTTACACGGACATCGCCGATCAACAAAGACTGCCCCGGTTTTCTTGTGAGAACAAGCATTACGACCTCCGGTAGCGTTACCGCCTTTTGTCGCGGCGGGATGGCGGAACGAATCGCTCCACGTCAGATCGGCGCACGACCAGCTTCCCGGCGATTACTGTAGATGGCAGCAGGCCAGTGGAAACGTAGTCGTACACCCTTCGTACAGACCGCCCAATAAGGCGGGCTGCCTCCGGGACGGACAGCAACTCTTCCTGCCTGCGACTCTCGTGCGTGTGCGGCGTGCGACTACTCATGCTGCGACTCCTGCGACTCGCGTGCGTGTGCGGCACGCGACATGGGCTACTACCATCCCTGCGCCTCGCGTGCGTGTGCGGCGTGCGACGCTCGGCTTCGGCCAGAGGTTCGGTCGCAATTTCCAGCCTGCGCCTCGCGTGCGTGTGCGGCGTGCGACTACCCCAACACCTCGCCACGCGACCCGCCAACACACCCGAAACCCGGAGGCTCTCCCCGGCGGGACTATCTCCGGCTCTTGGAAGCGTTCCGCGGAGATTCGGACGCGCTCGGCATTTCCGGTTGCTCCGCGCTTCGGCCCGGCAGTGGCCGTGCGACATCGTTTAGCCCCCTTAGCTCACCCGTATTCTAGCAGCACTTTCGTGCCGCACAAGTGCGAAATCGCAAGAATCTCGATTTTTTCCATGGTGCCTCCTTGGCGGGGTGCCTCCACCTACCGGCGGGGCCTGAGCCTCTTTAGGGTGCGGTAGAGGTTACACTGCCGCTGGGTGGTCGTGTCAAGGCCGGACTGAGAGCAGTACTCGTCGATGGTCATGCCAGCCCGCTTCGCCTTTGCAGTCAGGGCTCCCGGTCGCTTGATAGCCGATTGAATCCACAGTTTCTTTCCCTTTGCCATTTCTCATCCTCCGTTGCGATCTGCGGACATGCGAATACGGATAGACGCACGAGCAGCGCGCTCGGTCTTGCTGCGGCCCACCACCTTGCCGTCCTGGTTGCGGACGATCAAGTAAATGGTACGCCCCCCCCGCTTCGACCTTCGGATGTGGTACGGCATCTTACCAACTCCGTGTGAGTGGCTGTAGCGGCTGCCCCTCGGACCTTGCCTTTGCCCGGCGTGCCAGCAGCGTCAGCATCGCCAGCGCTTGCTTGGCCTTCTTCTGCTGCGCCGGCGGCATGGTGCTCAGGACATCCGACGGAATATAGGTACGGGTGAATGCCTTGGCGACTCCGGTATCGCGCAGGCGCTGTTCTACCGACTCACGTATCAGCGACTCCTCAATTGCCGGCGACACGTCGTAGAACCGCAGTCCGGTCAGCACGTTAGCTGCCTTGGCCGTGATGCTCTTTCGTGGATCAGTGAGGGTCCGCAAGGTGGTAAACGGCCGAGGTATCACGTTCATGACCGCGTGCTCCAGCGGCCCTGGCAGTCTGACCGGCTCGGTAGTGCCCGGCTGGGCGCCAGTGGCCATGTCGCGGACGTTCGCCAATATCCGGCCAATCGTAGGATCGGCGTCCTCAAGCAAACGCCCGCCGCGCGGGCCAGCCTGAAACAGCGTCACCCCCGAAGCCCACTCGAAGGGCGCCTTGATGAGCGGATTCGACCGAGACAGCGCCTCTTGCAAGCCGCCCTTGAGGGTGCCCATCACGCCCGGCGCACCGCCGAGAAATTGCAGCGGGTCCTCGAACATCAGGCCGGCGCCGGCAAGGTAGCGGCGATTGGGGCTGCCCGGCTCTGGCCCGACAAGTGGAGTCCCGCTGGGGATCGGGATTCCCACGGTCTGAGCAAGGTAGTCGGGCACGAACGGGATTTCGCCACGGGCGACGTTGGCTGCGCGGATGGTTTGCGCGAAGGGGCCACCGGGATGCTCCATAAGCTCCTTCGCCAGAAACTTAGCTTGGCCCTTGGCGAACGAATAGAACGGAATGAGGTTGCGCATGTACTTGCGCTCGAAGTTCGTCAGATTGCCGTAGGCCACGTGGGCCAACCGCGTTCGCGCGGCCGCCTCAATGGGCGAGTAGCCCTTCTCCAGCAGCCCCAGCCAAAGCCCGCCCCGGTTGAGACCTTCCACCAGCTGGTTGATCTCTCGGCCCGCCACGATCGGGCCGAACGTCTCGATGTCGAACGGATTCCACCGGCCGGGCCGCGGGACCCCAGACAACACAGTGCGACCCACGCCTTTGAACGGCCTGGTTCCGGGAATGGTCTCGACCAGGTGCTCCGGCACCAACCCCCAGCCCGTAGCCTTGGTCTCCAGAATGTCCGGGGCAAACGAGCCGATCAGCTGCTCGCGGGCCATCAGGTCAGCGATAAACTCGGTGGCCTGCTTGGCGTCCTTGATCCCGGCTTGCTTGACAATCGGCAGGTCCAGCAATTCCTTGACAGGCTCCCCTCGGAGGATGCGATAGGCCATGCGAGCGCAACGCAGCGCCCGCGTGGGAGACCGGAGCAGAAGGGCATTTTGAATCTGTCCGCCCGTGAAGTTGCGCGTCAGGTAGGCCGGCCAGTAAACGGTCACGTGCGCTCGCCACCAGTCCAGCCCCTTCTCCATGGCTTTGGCGAGCTTACCGATCTCTTCTGGCACGGTGAAGCTGCGCATCACGCCGAGCATGTCGTCAGCGATCTCTCTCGGCACGTAGAGCTTTCCGATGAAACTTGCAACGTCCTCTGCGTCCGTGATGCGCTTGGCCAAGTCTGGCGAGCTAAGCAGGGCCTCGCGTATCATGCGTGCGCGTCCCTGGGGTGTGGCCATGCCCGCCTGCTTGAGCACATCCGACAGCCGGACCATCCCCATTTCCGCATCGCCGCCAGCGACGGCGTGCTTCGCCAAGGTCGTGTAGAACACGTCGGCGCCGGCGATAGCCCGCTTCGACGCCTCTGCCCGCTTCGCCAGCAAGCCCGGCAGGTCCTCCACCCAAGCGGAAATGCCGTACTCGGCGTGCTGCGGGTCCAGGTTGGCCGCCCACTGGATCAGCCTGCGCAGCTTCTTCTCGTCAAACTGGCCAGCGTACTCGGCTTTCAGGAGCGCCAGTCTGGCTTCCATTTCCTGCTTGAAGGCTTCTGTTCCCGCCGGCGGGAGTGGCTTTCCACTGAAGCGCGGGTCAACAGACAGATCGCTGAGGGACGCACGCCCACCTGGGTGGCCTTTGAAAAGGCTCTCCCGCCGCCTGGCGAACGGGTGCGAAAACTCAAGTCGGCGTCGCTTGACGGGCACCAAGCCCTCTGCCGTGCGTTTCATCGGCGTGCGAAACTGCTGGCGTTGGGCCGTCATGTACGCCACCACGTCGTCTAATTCCGTGGTGGGGAGGCCCGCCTCTTTTTCGGCCGCGTGGATTCTCTGCATTGCCCCCTTCAGTCTGTCGCCAATCTCACGCAGAGGACCAGGCGGCAGTTGCTTGACGCCCTCCACGTGGCGCACGATGTCTCGTACCACCGGGTCATGCGGCTCAATGCCGGCCTTCTGCATCATTCGCGCCAGCGCAATCCCTTCCTCTCTGGCCGCACGCTCCGCCACCTCGATCCTCGGAGCGACGGCCCGCATCACTCGCTGGGCTCCTTCTGTGGTTGCCCCCCGCAATCGCTTCTCGAATAGCGGCGCAACGTGCCGCACCGGGGCGCTGTAGAGGAGCCTATCGCCCAGCACGTCCATGCCGCGGGCAACCCGTTGGGCCATCTTGCCTGTACCCAGCACCCATCGCGGCTCGGCCATCGGTATCGGCGAGACGCCAACCAAGCCGCCGAGCGGCTGCTTCATCAGCTTCGCCAGTCTTTCGGGCCTGATCTTCCTGGCCGCGGCTGCCGTCTCTATTGCCTTTGCTGCCTCCGGGCCGCCAATCCTTATCAGGTCCTCAAGCGTAGTGGTCATCCTGGCCACCCGCTTGCCCACTCGACCGCCCCGTTCGGCCAATTTCAGAACGCCGGCCGCCTTGGCCAGCTGACCGCCTTTGCTTAGTGCGGCGCCAGTGCCAAAGCTCAGGTAGGTCAGCGGGTCGAGCAGCACCTCGGTGACGAACCCAGCTACGTCCCCCACATCGAGGCCCGGCTGGTTGCGGCCGAGGATGCCGTACCGTTCGAGCAGTTCCCTGCCGGAAATCCTCTCCGGCTCACCTGGCGGATTTTTGATGAACCTCCGAATGAACGGCAGCAGAGGCAGGCCGAGCATGGTGGTGCTCGCCACGAGGGTAGCCAGTTCCCTCGGCCGTCCGGCCAAAGCACCCCTGACCACGGCGCCCGGCGTATCCAGCGCCCATCCGACCTTCTGGATTCCCGAAAGAGTGGTCCTGCCCAAACTGCCGAGCAGCGATTGTTGCTCTTCGGGCGTAAACTGGTCCAGCACCGACCGCCGACGCCGGCGGGGTGGGGCGTAGTTGGGGAGGTAATCCAGGGCACTCGGTAGCCGCATGATGGTAGCCTACTTTCGCAGCCTCGGTGGGATAAGCCGGCCGCCGGGACCGACGCTCGGCGGCGTCCAGCGACGGAGTTTGCGCATCTTGTCCGGCCAGTAGCTCCCGATATTGTACCAAGCGGCACCAGCCGGATAATCCAGGGTTACGTCGGGCTCAGGGTTGATGCGCTGGAGGTACTCCTCGGCCTGCGCCTCAAAGTATTTTCGCCAGTTCCGTTCGTCCTTGGGGTCTATGAGACCTCGCGCTTTCATGTTCGCTATACGGGTTTCGATTTCCTGACGCAATATGGAGGCTGCGCCTTGCCAGTCCTGCTTGCCGATGCTTTGGTTGAGTGCCGTGCGCGTACTGAATCCCATGCCGCCGAGTAGATCGGTGGTGCGGCCAGTCGGCACCCCACCGCCCGCCTTCTGGGCGTCGATGTCTTGCAGCATTTCGAGCCCTTGGGCTGCCTGGCCCACGTCGCCAGTAGCTTGCAGGACGCCCAAGGCGACCCCCTGGGGCGACATGGCCTGAGCGACCTTCTGCTTCTCCAATTCGAGCTTCTGGCTCTCGATGCCCCGCAGCCCTGTTTGGTGCTCGATCTCGCCCTCGACCCGTCTGCGTTGGACATCGAGTTCGCCCTCGCGCAGTTGCCTGTCCACGTCCAGCTTGCGCATCTCCAAGGCAAGCTGGTCGGCAGCCTGGCGTCGATTCTCTGCGATCTTCGCCTCTTCGAGTCGGCCCTCTTGCATCAGCCTGTCGCGTTCAAGGGCGTACTCCTTGGCCTTCTGCTCAGCCTGCTGCTCAAGCTGCCGATAGGCCAACTCCGTCCCGGCGGAAAATCGTTCTCGCTCCAAGCCGAGGGCCTCTCGTTGCAGACCAAGGGCTTCCCGTCGGCCCTGCTGCTCGATTTCGGCGGCGATCACCCGCGCCGCATCAGGGTGGCCCATCATTGCCATCATCTGGCCCGGAGTAACGCGCGTAGGGCCAACGCCCAATCTCGCCCGCCTGGCTGCGGCGCGCTGTTGTGCGGCCTCCACAACACGGCGTCTGCGGGCTTCCAGTTCCGCCCGCCGCGCAGCCAAGTAACGCACTCGCTCTTCGGGGTCGTACTTCGGAAGCGGCAGTTCCTCTTGGGCCACGGCTCGCGGCGGAGCAATCCTCGCCTTCCGTTCGCGCAGTGCTGCCAATTGTCTCTGCCGTTCGGCCTCGGCGGCGGCCTGAGCCGTTTGTCTCTTCGCTGCCATCCTCTCGGTCAGGCGCCGCTCCATTTCTGCCCGGAGAGCCGGGCTGCGTTCGATTGCACGCAGCTTGGTCGTACTGTCAAGCGGGCGCGACACCAAGTAGTCGAACAACTCCTGTGTGCTGTACGCCGGCTCGCCAGGCTCCCTGTACTTCCAGCCCTCGCCCTGTAACCTCGGCACCATCAGTCCGGCACGCTTCATCAACGCCTCGTGGCGGCGCTGGTACATGTCGCTGAGCCTGTCACGCGCGGCGGACTGCTGCGCGGTACGGGCGTTCAACTGATCGACGGTCGCTTTCAGGTCTGCGACGGCAGATCGCACCCGGGGCATCATCTGCGAGGAATACGTCCGGCGTGCCGCAGCCAAGCTGGGCAGGTACGGGGCGGGGCTTTGGCGAGCCAATCTTTCGCTGGCCAACTGGAGGGCCATAGTCCGCACCTGCGGAACGCTGGATTCCAAGGCCACCCGCCGAAGCGCAGGCACCGAGAGTCTGGCCAAGTCCTCGCGCGTGGCGGCCAGTCGCGCCGCGTCCAGCTGAGGCGGGCGCGTGGGCACAGCGGGAGCGACGGGTGGCGGCGAGACGGGGGCGGGAGCACCGGCCCTCGGCACGGCACGCGGGCCTACCGGAACCGGCGTTACAACGGTCCTGATTTCAGGCTCCGTCAAGCTGGGGTAGTCGGCGCCGTACACGAAGGGCAGCCTGCCCCTGGGCATCCTGGGCGTGGGCCGGGGCACACCGCCAGCCAGCCCGAAGTAGATCGGGTTGAGCACAGTCTGAGGCATTTGAGTTTCCCCTCACCAAAGCCTGGCGGTCGCCGGCCCCGCGGCCTGGAGCGCCAGACGCAGGTTCTCCAATCTGTAGCGGTTCGCTAAATCAGCCAGTTCCGCTTGAGTCTGGGCGGTAGCAAGCTGGCGGTTCATCCCCAGCTGGCTGGCGGCGAGTCGCATCTGGGCGTTGGCCATCCGGCCGGCAAGCAACTGCTGTGCGGCGGCCTGTTCGCCTTGAGCCAAGGCTTGTGCGGCAAGGGGGGTGGCTGCCGCTATGGTGGCAGCTGACTGGGAGACGCCGGGGCGGGTAAACCGTTTCATCAGATACGGCATGTTGGCCGCTTGGGCGGCTGTGGCACGCATTTGGTTGACCGCCTCGCCGAGTACCTCGCGGGGATAGGCAGGCGGCAGGTTTATCGGGGGGGCGGAGGGAAGGTTCAGCTGAGGCGCCGTAATGCTGGAACGGAACGCCTGCGCACGCTGTGCCGCAGCACGAGCGGCGGCCTGCTGTGCTGCTATCATCGCGTGTCGCCGCCAGTGCTCATCTAACGCCTGCTTGCCCGGAGTGACGTAGCGCTGGATCGGCGCAATCCGGCCGAAGCTGCGGCTGTTCGGACTCGGCGCGTTGATGTTCCCGAAACTGGTGCGGGTTGGGCTTCTCCAGTAATTCCAGGCCATGGCATCCCTCCGTCACCCAAGGGCACTGACCGCCAAGGCTCGTTGCCTCAGCACGTCGTTGAGGTTCGAGCCGTAAATCTGGGCAGCCAGACGCATCAACGCCTGCCGGTACTTCTCCTGCTGTTGCGCCGCGGCCAGTTGTGCGGCAGCCTCCGCCGGTGCGCCGGCCAAATTGAGCGCCACCCTGTTGGCGGCAGCGGCGGACTGTGCCTGCTCCTGGGCCTGTTGCTGCGCTGCGGCCGGAGCGGCAACGCCACCGATGGTTGGCAATTGCGGCTGCCGTACCACGGCCGCAGGCCCATTCCAGACATCTCCCGGCTGGACCGCTGGCGAAGGGGCCGTCGGCAAGGCTGGCATCGGGGCAGGTGCCGTCTGCGTGAAAATGCTGCGCAGTGCGTTCAGTCTGTCACGCTCCATGGCCCTGGCCGCATCCAGTTCCCGCAGCCGAAGCGAAGCCGCCTGGTTGGCCATGTTTATCGCCGCCATGCGGCGCATGGCCCCCTGCATTTGCGCGGGGAAGGACATATACGCGCCCATCTGATTGGCGATCAGCGGTACGTGAAACGGCAGTCGTGGTGCCGAGGGGCGCCAGGGAAAGGACGCCACCGGGGCTGGCGAGGGGGCCGGCTGTGGGGCTGGCGAGGGGGCCGGTGTGCTTCTCGGCGACATGAATCGCGATCGCGGGTTGAGGTACTCAGGCCCCATCGCGCTCTTGTCGGGAGCACGGGACAGTGCCGTGCTGGAAAGCGAGGTCTTCTTTAGGCCCGGCGTGGCGGCCCGCATCGAGACGGCGGCGATCGGGCTGTAGAGCATCTGGAGGGGCAAAAAAGCCATGGCCTTCTCCTTTCAGCCAACGCGGATGATGTACGCCAGCACGTAGTACGGCGGCCGGTTGTCCGTGTCGTTGCTGGACTCGCCTGGATGATCCCACGACGTTGTGTTCTCCGAACGGCGCCACGTGCCGCCGTCCGCGTTCGACGTGTAGCTCTGGTCGGTGTCCACGTAGTCGGCGCCGACCGACGTGACCGTGTGCGTGGTGTTGTACGCCGTGACGCTGCTGGCGTCGATCTCAACGGTATCGCCGACCGACAGGTTGTGACCCGATCCCACCTTTACCCGACACTTCCCGCTGCCGTTGTTGACAATTGACCCGCTCGCCGGCAGGTCGCCATCTGCGGCTGGCGCTGCGCCCGAGGTCCAGGGCGCCACCCCACCGGCCATCATCTGCATCACGTCCGCAACGCCGGTCCCTGACTGGACCTCGACCTCCTTGTAGGTGAACCCGTCTAGTTCGTGGCGGTGATTAGGGTGGTCCGGGTGTCCGTTTTCTGTGTCGCCATGGAGCTTGAAGCCGCCTGTGTTGCCGATCGCGTTGTAGTCCGCGTCGCCGTTGTCATAGCCGACGACGAAGCGGCCCTTGAGGTCGGGGCGATTGCCAGCAACCTTGTCGCCCGCCCCGGCTGCGCCACCGTCGCAGAGCTTCCAGCCGGGTAGATCGTTCGCCAGGTTTGCGGGGTTGCCCGACCACAGCTTGATTGTACCCAATTTGTCGCTGCCGTACCAAGGCGCGTAGGCTACACCGGAGTTGTCAACCAGGTAGCACACGTCGTCACCGGAATACACCGCCGGGTCCTGGTGGGCGGGACAGGGCAGATAGACCCAGAACGGCAGAGGTGAACGGTCCGGGTCGAGTACGCTCACCCGTGGGTCTCCCCCGTTTTCTTCCCAGTCGGCCTGTGCCGTGCCCGCCCGCACAGAACCACTGACCACGCCCGTGATGCGGGTGTCCCCCACGACTGTCAGCGCCGTTCCGCCGGCGCCGGCAGTTGATGTGAGGTTCCCCTCGGGGTCCAGCAGGGCCGCTGGCGTTTCGTAGTTGATCGTCACGGGGCCGCGATGCTCAAGGTGTGCTGCGCAGTTACCCAGCAGTTCCCGCAGGACCTCAACAACCTGGGGATCAACTAGGCCCGCGAGGCGATCAAGCATCGCTACTTGCTTGGTGAACATTACCGCGGCTCCTGCCATTCCAAGCCGTAGATCGCCAGCCGTTCATCGGTCTGGTAACAACTCAGGCTGAGACTGAAATAGCGGCGGCTCTCACCCTTGCGGCGGGCCTTGAGTCGCCACGGCAACCTGGCATAACCGGGGGCGTCCCCGAGGCTGCCTGGCTGCAATTTCAGTGGCACCTTGGCTGCGCTCTCACCGTCGGTGACAACCACCCTGTCTATGCTGCCGCCGCCGCGCATCACTTCCGGGCTCGTCTGGTCGTCGAGATAGGCTTCGGCGAGCAGGTGATGATTGCCGGATGTGGGCGGATACAGCACCGCCAATACCCGCTGGCCGGAGTCCTCTCTGCGTTCCACTTCCGGGATGATCGCCGGCCCCGAGTGATATGTGGCCGGGATGGCCCCGATGGCGTATTGGCTGGTCGTATCCGGCGTAATGTCCCAATCCTCCGAGACCTGGATTTGGGTGGTGCTGGGTCTGGCGGAAATGACCCGTACTTGCCCCCGCCCGGTGCCCCACACGATGCACACCGGGGCGCCCACTACGTCCGTCCCGAAGTTGGCGTTGCTGTCGGTCAAAGTGTTCGCGGTGGCGGAAGTGGCGGTGCCGGTAACGGCGTCCACCCAGTCGCTCGCGCCCTCGTTGAGCAGCAGCATCTTGCCGCTCGGGCCACCCACCAGCGTGCGGATGGCATCGCCAGCAACAATCCGACACTTGCCGGCCAGGCCGATCTGGTAGCTCTCGGTCCACCATGCCTTGGTGGCCGGGCAGTAACAAAGGGCTCTGGTGGGGTACGTCCCGCCGTCTCCGGTCAAGGCAAGATGAAACCGCACCACGCCCTCGTTGACCTCGGCGGACGTGAAGAACCACTTTTTCTTGGACCAGTCGATCTCGCCATCCCGGAAATAGTCCTGCACGGGGCCGCTGAGGGCCTCCATACCCCGAGGGCTGATGGCCCAGGCACCCAGTTGGTCCCAGAGGTAAACCGTGTCGCCAAGGAAGTCCCAGCACTGCTGGTTGAGCAGCCCCCGATAGAAAGCCAAGGTGGGAATCATGTCGATGGCCGGTTGCCTCACGAAGCTGGCCCGGTAGGTGTGGCGCTCTTTGCACAGGTAGAGCGTGCTGCCCGCCGGGATGGCCCCCACCAGAGCATCGTTGTCGTCCGTGTTCTCCTGAATCACCACTTGGTTCTGTGCCGCTGGCACGGCCTCTGGCAAATCCTGCTCCGAGTACACCAGCAAGTTCCGCTCGCTGGGATCGCCGTACACCTGTGCCCCGGCGGACACCAGTGTGCTGACTGCCACATCGCCGCTCTCGGAAAGGCTGAGGGTGGGGGTGCCACCGGGCTCCGAGTAGGCCGTCACCTGCTCGGGCCGGTAGCCGTCGCGGTAGATGTACCGTCCCACGATCTCCGTTGTCCAGTCGCTCACGTTGTTCTGATAGTCGTCGAGACTTAACATCAACGGCACCAGGTAGAACATCCGGTCCTGGAAAGGCACGGCCACCTGGAAGTGCGCGCTGGGTACGTCGTAGCGGCGTGCGTTGACGGTGCCATCGGGGTTGTAGATCGGAAGGGCGGTACTGTCCTGTAGCGTTGAGTCGTCTGCATCGTCGGCGACGTAGCCGCTGATAGTCCACGTGCCGCCGGTTCCGCTAGACGTGTAGGCGATGTCGGTGTCCACCGTCGTGTCCGTGACGGCCGTAACCTCATGCGTGGTGTTGTAGGCGGCGACACTGTGGCCCGTCACTTCGATCTTTGCGCCCACGACCAGATTGTGTCCGCTGGGCAGGGTGAATTGCACGTTGCCGGAGCCATTGTCTGCGCTGCTGGTGATCAAGCCCCTGTTGCCGATGGTGGCAACCAAGTACACCGTGGTGCTCTGCCCTGCGGTGCTGCGGAACAATTCCACCACGCTCACGCGGTAGGTGCTCCCGGCCGCGTCGGTCTCGGTGCTAGCTGCGATAGCCCACTCGAAGTGGTCGCTGCTGCTGGCGCTGACGCTGCTGAGCGCAGAGAGACTGCTGTAGTTCCCCTGGGCGTCCTTGTAGCGGTAGCCGCAGGAGTAGGAGCCCGTGATGCTTCCCGAGCCGGACGCCGAGATGGTCGGCGCGCTGCTCGGTGCGGTGATGCCCAGCTTCCAGACGTTCTTGCCGTCGTAGATGGTGCCCCGCTGCAACCCGTTCACGCGAATCAGCTTCCCAAAACGGTCCTGCGCGAAGCTGCTGGGGTGGTAGGCAGAAACACCCGTCTCCAAGGGCTGGTTCGCCGCCGGCAGGTTGCCGAGGTAAACCTTGCCGTCCGAGGTCTGGAAGGCTGCATAATGGCGGGTGGGCGGCCGGAAGCCGTAGGCGGCTATCACCTGCGCAGTTGCCCCAGTGTCCTCCTCGAAGGTGGCGGGGCGCAGACCCTTGCGTACTTGCAGCACCCCTGGCTTGACGCACTGGAAGTTGTCCTGAATCTGCGCACCGCCCGGCGGGAGGTCGTGCGGGTTGACATCGGACATAAGCCCAGGCCATTGCATCTACGCGCTCCTTCCGCCGATGTAGATTACGCCATAGGCGAGCTTCCACGCCTCGTCTTGGAATCCGCCCGCCGACAGCGGTTGCGGCCCCCTGCCGTCAACCGCCCTGGCCCGCCTCTTGGCCTGGCGGAACCGGGAGTACGCCTCGGCCACCCGCTCAGGCATGGACATCGCGGCCAAGTAATACTCTGCGCCCCGGTACAAGGCGTCCAGCATGTAGCGAGGCAGGTCCAGCGGGTCCGAAATCGTGAAGTGGTCCCCCAGCTTGCCGGTGGTCCACGTCGAGTCCACCAGCAGTTGCGCCGGGTCTTGTTGGGTAACTGACGTGATGACTCTCTGCTCGGTGTAACGATTGACGCCCAACCTGGTCGGCGGCTCGCTGGCGCCGCTCCGGGAGAGGCGCAGTACAGCCCCAACCACATCGTCGGTCACGGCCAAGCCGGTGAAGGTGGCGGTAGTAGAGCCCGCCGCCGCCGTACTCAACCTTGCCGACCCCTGGCTGCTGTAGCGGCTGAATCCGTCATGCACCAGCTCGCGCGGAGCCCGGTTGTAAACGATGTCCAGCGTGCTGGCCGCGGTGGGGTAGCCAGCGAGAAAGACGGCCTGCTGCCCGTACAGATCGGGATGACCGGCAATGGTCCAGTAGAAGGGCCGTCCCGAGAACGTCAGCTGCCGTTCGCGGTAGAGCCATTCCTGGAGGCTGGGCATGTAGGCCGTGCGCCACTGGCCTTTTTCGTCCTCAATGCCCTCGATGCCCAGCATGTCTGCTGGCAGCGGGTACACGGATCGAAACATGACGTAGCTGGTGCCCTCCGCCACGTCCTCGGCGGGGCAGAAATCAGGTTCCAGCGTAAACTGGGTGTCACTGACGCGCTCCGAAACCTTATACACATTGCTGTCGTCTCCGAACAGCACATGGGCGTAGCGTGCCCAAGTCGGCACAGTGGCTCCGCTGAGTGTCGCCGTGCGGGTCGAGGCCGTGACACTCACCGTGCCCTCGGACTGGGGCTCGGTGAGTGTAATCCGGTAATGCGACGTGAAGAACCGCCACCGGCAGGTGGACACCAAATCCTCGTAGGCGTCAAGCACTGCGCGGTGCAGCCGATTGTCCTCGGCGGCCAGAGGCAGGGCATGCGCCCATTCACGCAGGTGGTCGATGGCGTCCCGGTAGGTGTGCAGCATTACGCTTGCCATGGTCTCCCTCGCCTTGTCAGTCCCTTCGCTGGTATGAAGCCGCCGTTGGCCGCAGGGCCGCCGCCCACTCGGACAAGTCGGGGTATTCTACGCTCGCCGCCGGTTCGGAGGGGAAGTAGGTGGCGTCCAATTGGGCCATCATGTCGTTGAGGTCATCATGCAGGGCGTACAGTGGCACGCCACCGCCTTCTCCGCCGACTGATTGCACCATCAGCAGCAGTGGCTCACCATCGTAGATGGCGAAGCAGGGGAAGCCGCTGTCGCCGCCGATGATCTGCTCGTAAAATGCTTGCCGCGTGGCGTCGGTGGGCTCGTAGGTGAACGCAAAAGGGTATTGGCTGTTGTGCGTGGTCAACCTGGGGCGCCAATCGAACACCAGCGCGTTGCCCTGCTGGTCAAACCAAGTTACGGCGACCCTCTCGGTGCCCACCAGCAAATCCGCCCAGTAGGGCGGCAACAGTCTGGCGCAGGCGATTTCCTCCGGCAGCGGCTCATCGAGCACCCCCACGGCCACGTCGTAGCTCAGGTATGAGTCTGGCGGGTCGTATGGCGTGTAGTCGGGGTGTACGAGCACTCCCCGCGGCCTGCGGTCGATGGTCTGGCTCCCGTCCGATGTAATCCAGCGAAGGGTGGGGCTGCCGGCCACCCAATTGTCCGCGTCGTCCTGGTTCTCCCAGAAGTGTGCCGCGATGACGAAGTGCCGCCGGCTTATCAGGGTCGGGTGCCAAGTGATGTACCAGCCGGTGCTCTCGTGCCGCGCGACGGCCAAGGCGCTGAAGTCCACGTCAGCCGCCCAGCAATCGGCATTGATCGCCACTTCGCCAGTAAGGGCGTTTAACGTATGGTGGTTCTTGGCCGTGCTTGGGTCAAGGCCAGCTATCCGCTTGTCAATCGCCTCGCTCAGTGCCGCGCCTAGCCAGCTTGACGAGCGGCCGTACAGCGTGTAGGCGACCGGGCGCTGACCGAGGGGGGCCGCGCTCCCCGCGATGCGCAGGCACGGAGTGGCAACGTCAGGGTAGCGATGCCGACCATGCGTTGCATCTGCTGGGTCGCCCGGTTCAAATGGCGGCCAAGCGTTCAGGATGTCCAGGATGCTGACCATCAGGAGGGTTCCGTAGGCGGCCCCAACGTCTGCTGGTAGCCGCTAGTCGAAATGCTCTGCTCCGTAACCACTGTACCGTCCTCCTTCTTGACCTTGATCTTGTTATCAAGGGTTCGCTCGGCGGAACGGAATCGCTGGATCAGCCACATGACCCATCCGGTGAAGGTGGTGGGTTTGCCGGTTGGCTCGGCTGCGCTGATCTGATCCAAGCCGTCGGACGCCAGCTTGTAGCCGGTCTTGTCCTCGTTGGTGGACACAGTGACCTTCTCGCCATCCAGCGTGGCCTTAACATCCGTGTCAGAGAAGTTGAGCTTGTCGGTCTGGCTTTTTACGTCCGAGACAGCAGCATCCAAGTAGCCGATATTCGCCTTCACGTTATCGGCAGCAGTATCACTACCACTGATCTTGACCGCATCCGCCAGAGCGTAGCCATCGGAATCGGTCTGCAGCTTGTAGTCGGTATTCGCCAGAATCGCCCCGGCAATTCCGGTGTAGGACAGCATGGATGTATGTGTCACGTACACTTGGTCGATGTATAAGGTCGTGCCTGTGTCGAGCCCCGTGCCGTAGAATCGAACGCGAACCTTGTTCTTGTCGGCACCCTCTGCGGTATTCTTGTGCCGCGAGAATAGCGGTACGACTCGCACTTCGTCATCATCTTCGTTGCTTCCGGTTTTACCTACGAATCCGCCCAGCGGAGGCACAACCGGCTCCCAGTCGCCAGCATCCCAGTCACGGACCTCAATGCTAACGCTGTCCTGCCCGCTAGGGGGACTGCCTTCGTGTAGTCGGCCCTTCACATGCAGGTCCACAGGAATGGAATCATCATCCAGTGTGAACTCATAGTACACGTCAATCGTGGTGTCGTTTTCTGGGCCATCCGACGTGATGACATGGTACTTCCTGTCGAGCCCGTGTGTATTTTCGTAAGAAGTCTCGCCTTCATCTCCAGTTTGAATGTGGTATCCGTCCGCCACCACCCCCACGCTCGCCGCTGCCACGCCGATGTTGTAAACGGCGGTGAGCACCTCAGAGACAGCGGTATCCAGGTTGGCGATGTTGGCTTCCACGTTGTCCGCTGCCGTGCTACTGCTGCTGATCTCTACTGCATCGACTTTGAGGTAATCACTGCCACCGACCAGCGAATCATAGACGTTGGCAGGCAGCACGATAAAGTCCCGCCACACGGGTAGCGCGCCGGAGACACTTATCGCTACGCGCAGTCGCCCGAGGGTGTTGGTGTCGGTTTCGTCCAGGGGCACATCGTAGTAGCCGTTTTCATCATGTGTGGCGCCAGCGGAATTGTGGGTCTGTGCAAAGTTCCCGCCGTTCTTGGAGATACGAATGTCGGCCTGCCCGATGCTGAGCCCGGTTTCAGGCGTCTTGCCGTCCGTATCATCCACGAACGGACCCATCTTTACCGTTGCCGCAGTTGACTGCTTAAGCCACATTGCTACTCATTCTCTGGTAGTCCGGGAAGATTCGCCTGCGTGGCGGCAGAATCAGCGGCACGCCGCCAACCCGTAAATCGACGTTGCCGGGATCGGCCAAGGCGGCGATTTCGGAAGGAGTGAGCGAACGAGAGAACAGGACCGGCTCAGCTATGTCGCCTACAAATTCGTGCTTTATAAGATAATCGCACCCAACGTAAAGAGGGCGGGTACCAGTAATTGAGCCCGCACAACTGGCTGTGTCCGTTTGCTGTTGGCCATCGACATATATGCGCATTTGGCCGCTGTGCCGCACACCGACGATATGTTGCCAATCGCCGGTTGGAGGTGCATCGCTATCAATTGTCTGTATGGTATCTGCAAAGATCGCAAATGTCCATTGCCCGCTATCAGTATCGTTTTGGGTTAAATAGTAGCCCCTCTCACGGTTGGTATAACGATAAACCAGTCGCCTGTTGGCCACCGTAGAAGAAGGATGCGCCCAGGCTGCGCAGGTAAAATCAGAGGTAAAATTGTAGTGCGTACTGTTCGGGGCCATGACGTGCTCATCGATTCCTTCAAAGGTCATTGCCCACCGCCTCAATTCCGGCACCCACACCCAATCCGTCTGTGGGTCCATATTGATCAGCGTACCATGATTCCCGTAAACCGACCCGTCATACATTCGGCTCCCGCCCGGCACTAATCCGCCGCCGAAGAATACCAGCCCCTGCGCCAGCGGACTGGCAGGGTTGAGCCGGAAATTCGGCGGGCGTTCTGTCATGCGGGGGTAGAGGAGGCTCATTCGGTACTCTCCAAGTAGGCCAGGCCCAACTCCGCCGTTACTTTCAAATCGTCACTGGAGTTGTTGTTGCGGTACAAGAACCGGCAGTAGCGTTGCGGCACGGCGAATTCGCAGTGACGTGAAAGCGTCAAGCTGGAGCCCGTATCGCTGTCCACGTGGGCAAAAATCGGATGGCCCTGTCCGTCATCGGGCCAGTTGGTGTTGTCGTCGCTGAATTGCACCAGCACCTCCAGGTCGATACCTTCCGTCGGACTTCCCTCGTTGTTTTCAATCTTGAACGTAGCTACCGCATACAGAGGTGCATACCCAGAGGTGGTGTCTCGACAATCTGTGCTGTTCCCGGCGCTCCACGTCCCCCCAGCCGACACCACCTTCTGGTTGTCAACCGTACCCATTCCTGGGAATGTTACCCCGTAGTAGGCCATCTCTTACCTCCGTCTATTGCTTGTTCATCGCGTAGCCCCAGAATCGTAGCTTCGCAGCCAGACGATGTGGTGCCGTGCGACTGATCGCGTTGTACCGGGCAATCGCCTTGTTCCGAAGCGCGGCGGGCGTCTCAAACTCGGAAGGCAATACGTGCATGGTTTCGACCACTTCCATGATCTCGCCCGATTGCAGCTTGGCCTTCTCCGCGGCGCCGATCTCCCAATCTTTCGGATTGTCGGGATCGGCCGCATCCGGCAACACTGAACTGCCACCTTCGCCACTCTTTACGAGTGCTTCGCGGTAGCTCACCCCCACCTGATTCACCTCATCGGCAACTGGAATGTGGAATACCAGCCGCACCATGTTGCGTGTTCGTTCGAGCACGTGAATGTCAGCCATCGGTCTGTTCCTTCTCGGCCTGGCGCACGCGAATATGGACCACCGTTTCCCCCAGGTCCATGCCGAAAACCTGCTTCACCCGGATTTCCAGCCCGTACTGCGCGAAGCGGGACAAAACTCTGGCGGCTACTGTCGCCAAGACTCCCAGTTGGCCCAGTTGTGGTTTCGTGTCATTCATGCTGTTGCAACCTCTCTTGAAGCTCTTTCTCCGTCAGCATGCACGGACGGGAAAGAAGTTGATCTCGAATCTGGCTCATCAATTCGCGCGACTGTCCGGCCGTACTGGACACGGCGTCCAACGCAAGCGTGTTACCCCGAATGATCTCGCCGGTCTCCTTGAGAACCTTGAGCAGTTGCCTTATCAGCCACACGACTACCCCCAGCAACAAGAGCGCAAACCCCGCGAAACCGTACTGAATGACCGGGCTCCATGTTTGCAGCAGTGTTTCATTCATCACATGTACCATATCTTCCAGAATAGCCAGGCAAGCACAAACCGAATGAACTCCCGCCAAGTGACTGGCGGGCGTTCACAAATCTTCATCAGGCGCACCAGCCTCCGAGTGCGCCTACTCAACCGCGTCTGTGGCGAGCCGGAAAGCATAGGCACTATACTCCCAAGCGATGCGATTGTGCGAGAGACTACCGAACCCATTGTCGCCCCAATCTGCTCCCCAACTGTTCTCGTAGAGTAGCCTGTCCTTCGCCAGGAGCTTCACCGCCAGAATGGCATGTCCGGGATAGCCGAAGTACACTGGCATTCCGTACAGCAAAGCAGAAGCGAACTCATCCCAGTTGGTTACTTCCCAGAACTCCAACAGGCGGTGAGCCTTGGCGGCATCGTAGGCTTCGGCGCTGGGCCTGGTTCGCCAGCCCTTGCTTCGCGGCCAGACCTCTTCCGGGCAACACCCGTATTCCTGGATGAACCGCAGGTTGTCTTGGAGACTCGAACCCCGGTCCACTCCACCCGACGTGGTGTGATAACCGAACCACGGATTGAACTTGGTGGGTTTCTGCCCCGCCCAGATTTCGCAGACCTCGACCCCGTTGTTGGCACTTTCGGTGGCGCAGGAACCAACCCCGTCCTGATCCATGCGATAGCCGGAGTAGAGGGCCAAATCTACCGCGTCGCGGTCGGCGATCAGCTTGTCCCACTGGTCGCGGGGAACGGTGGGGAATCCTTCCCGGAAAGCCCTTACCCTCGGGGCAGGAAGAATGCGATCTCGGATCAAGCCCTTCCTTCGTTGTCGCCACTGGCCGTCTGGCGTGCGGTACAGTGGCGGATTGTCGAGGATCAGCCGTTCCAGCCGATCCAGGTCGTCCGGCTGCCCGGTGCGGCGCGAACAGGGCTTCTCCTTCAGCGCCGAAAACAGGTCCCGCCAGTCGGACAGGTATCGTTCGACTTGCTTTTGGTACTGCATGACTTGCCTCGCAATTCGATCAGTCGGAGCACTTCGTCAACGTCCAAGGGAAGTGGCCCCTCGTATCGCACCTTTCCTGTCTCGTCAACCAGAAACAGGTATGGCAGAGACTTGGCTTTCTCGATCCAGGGTTTCAGGTCAGCCGGAATCTTTCCATACTGATCCAGCACGTCCTTGTCGGCGATCTTCCAGCGGCCTTCCAGCGCCTCCCGGATTCGCTTCGAGGAGAGAACGATGGCCTTCTCCGGTGAAGGCTCGCTTGATTCGTGAATCACGATTCCCCAAAGGGCCTTTGGTGGGGGGCCCTCACCTTCATCGTCGATCACCCTCGACTTCGCAAATACAGAAGTCGTGCCCAATTTTGCCAGAATCTGTACGTCCGCGTCCCCGTCTTCGGCTTCGTTGTCGGGTGCAAGCAGCGGAAACTCCATGCTGCTGGCCCCCTCTGGGATGGTAACGGTGGCGGGAACCGCCAGCCGGGCGGGAGTGTCGGACTGTAATTCGATCTCGGCCGGTCCAGGCGCGGAAACCATCCCGATGGCCGTTTCGCCTTCTCCGATGGTCTCCGGGAGAGCCAATTTCAACTCAGGCTGCTGGCCGACCGTAAGGATATGAGTTTTAAGGTCCACCGTGTCCCCGGAAGCCACCGCGAGAATCACGGTCCACTTGCCGGGAGTCACCGGGGTGGCGAAATACAAGACCTTCCCCGATGTGTCCACGGCAACATTTTCGGGCATCTCCGGTACGATCGCCCAGGCGAAACCTGAACCAGTGCTGTCCGACGCATCCAGCACCACCAGCGTGCCGGACCGGGCTTGGTTCGGGCCTTCGATGACAGCTTGGGCGTCGCCTTGTGCCCAGGCCGTTGCGCAGAGCAACAGCCACACCAAACAGGACCGAACCTTCATGACAGACTCCCTAGAACAAGAGGATGATCTTGACGGCGAGCAGCACGATCTGAAACACCAGTTCCATCAGCGCTTCCCAGTTGACCTCCGGGTTTGCCGCTGCTCGCGCCCACAGATCGGAATTGCGACTCGCCAATTCAGACACCACCATGTCAGCCGCTAGGTCCCGATCATCGGGAAGCAGCCGAGCACGTTTCAACTCGCGGGCCACGTGAAACGCAGTCCGAAACGTGACGCCCATGCTGCGGGCTTGTTTGCGGAGTCGGGACATGATTTCACCTTTCGTTGAGCAGGTTCAAGACAATCTCGATCAGCCGATCCAACAGCGGACTTCCGGCCAACTGCTTCAAGAACGCCACCACCGCATCGTCTTTGGTGGTCTCCGTGAATCCCGCAATCACCTCGGCCACAGACAGAGCCGAGTCGATGATCGTGCGGACCTCATCCGGGCTGATCCCGGGCTGGCCCTGCGACAGCCGAGCTTGGTGCATCGGCTTGAGCTTAACTGCCATGACTTCCGCGATTCGCTGGACATCCATCACTCTCTCCTTTCGGGAAACTACGGACTGGTCACTGCTCTACGTAGAGAACGTGACCGCCTACATTCACGGTTCCGGTAACGGCCAGACGGAGGGCGTCGCCGGCGGCCGTCTTGAACCAACCGTGCCCGTTCACGGGCGCCACGATCACGCTGCCGGCGGCCACCTTCATCGGTCCACTCAGGTCAGTCGGGCCGGTTGAGGTCTGCCACTGTACGGTGGCGGCCCCATCGAGGGTAAGCACGTATCCCAGCACCACGATCCTCTTGCCGCTGACGGCGGCCACCACATTGCCGCTGGCCGAAAGCTCGACCGCGGCACACTTCACGTCTCGCACTTCGGCAACGTCCATCACATTCTCCTCAATCCGGGGCACCGTGTTTTTCGATCACCTGTTGCCGCAGATCGTCTCGATCCTTCAGCGCCAGGGAAGGGTTCTCCTCGATCATGGCATCTACGGCGTCTTCCACCAGGTCCGGCGCCAGCTTGGGCGGCTCCTCGCCGCGTGTGCCTCGCGGGGCCTTGTAGTTGACGATGCCCTCGCAGTCCTCGCCTCGGGAAGCCACCACCTTCTTGATGTGGCCGCGGCCATCAGTTGGCGACACGAAGGCGGCCGGGTCGCCAGGGAAATCCGCCAAGGCCGGCATGTAAACGTCGTTGATGCCTGGGTTGTAGCCGTGCCGTCGTGCTTGGCTGACGACGTAGTGCAGCTGGTCCTCGACTCCCTCGAATTGGTCCGCCAGTGTGCCGCGGTTGCGAAATAGCTCCCGGTCGGTCACTGTGGCGATGCGTCTGGGCATCAGCCGCTCGACAGGCCCACCTTCGCAGCAGGGGCAATGCGGGAGCGGCGCGTCCACGCTCGCTAAGTCCTCCCACTGGCTGCCGCAGGCTCGACACTTGTACTCATAGATTGGCATTTGCCTCGACCTCCTCAACATCGCAACTCGTAGCCCCACTTCCGCATCACCGGCCCGAACGCCTCTTCCAGCCGGGCCACCTGTTCGGCCGTAAGCACGTCGCGCCACTGGCCAGCCTTGCCGACCCGAAAGAATCTCTCGCCACCCCGCTTCTCCACGAACCCCTCTGCCTCCTCCTGCGCCCGCAGTTTTGCAAACGACGCCTCGCGCACGGCGCGGTCCAGCCTCTCTTGGTCCACCGCGATACCGAACGTCTCCAGGACGCCGCTCAACATCTCGTGCGGCCTCTGGTGCAAATCCTCGTATCGGACCACATGCACCGGGTACGACGCCGGCCCGGTGGTCCAGCCCTCCACGTGCGTGCCCCAAGGGCCGACGTAGTGGAACAACGACGAGTCGTCCATTATGTAGAAAGACTCGTCGAGAAACTGGTCTATTGCCCCCTCAATGTCGCCATTCAGGGCACGGTTGTGGTGTGCCCAGGAAATCACCGCGTCTCGCGGGTCGCGGATCACGTAGATCGCGCCCTTGGTCAGTTCTGGCGGAATCAACCGCACGAAGTTCAATGCTCCGCGGGCGTGGTGCGTTTTCAGGCATACGTCGGCGCCGCCGGCTTGGCCAATCACGTGCAACAGCGCAGCGGGCCGCAGCAAGTTGATTGCCTCTGTGCCGAGCCGTTCCAGCGGCAGGTTGCATACGGCCCGGTAATCCGCCGGACGCAAATCACCGTACACAAACTGGCCGTAGAAGTTGTTGATCTCGACCCGTCCAGTGATGTACGCCTCCAGCAGAAAGCGAACCCACGTGTTGCCGCTTTTCGGATAGGAAGCCAGCCACCAAATACGCTTGGTATCGACCTTCTCTGGGGCGATCCGGTTCCCGCTGCTCATGCCTGGTTCATGCCTTTCCAGTCGGTTCCATCGCAGAAGAACATGCCAAACTGGCCCTCTTGCAGTGTGTCAATGGTCGCGCCGGCGTCGTTCTTCACCGTCAAGTCATCACCAGTGCCCGTGGCGGCGTTGTTGACCAAGAGGAACAGGCCGGCCGCTTCGTTTTCCGGCGGCAGCTTGAGCGAGGCGCCGCCGGTCATTGTGGACCGGATGATGTTGCTTCTAAGTGTCGTCTTGCCGGAGGCAGGTGTGATGACCAAGGTTGCTGTGCCAGTCCCGGTCAAGCTCTGGCTGGCCGCAAGGTGAAACCGGCTGTTGTTGATCCTCACAGCACCCGGCTTGCCGGGCAGCCCGGTGGCTGTTCCGGTCCCGGCGTTGCCGCCATTACCGCCTGCGAGCATCACGTCGCCGCCGTCGCCGCCGTCGCCACCCGCCCCGGCGGTTCCAGCGTCACCGCCCGCCCCGCCGCTTCCGGCAACCAGGAGCAGCGCCCCGCCGTTACCGCCGTCGGAGGTGCCAGCACCCTTGCCGCCATTGCCGCAGATGAACGTCAAGCCACCGCCGTTGCCGCCCGTGGCGGTGGCCGTGCCGCCCACCCCGCCGGTGCCGGTGGTAAGAAAGACGCTCGCGGCGTTGGCGCCTTCCTCCTCCTGGTGTGTATTGGCTGCGTCATCAATATGCACGAGCGTCGAGCCGCCGATGGTTACGTGCAGGCCAGAAGGGCAAGCCAATTGGCCACTCAGGCCGAGATTGCGTATTTTGCTGGTGCCGTTGAGGTCTTTGTTGGCGTCCACAACCAACACGCTGTTGGCGACCACTTCACCGGGCGTGGCGCGGCCAGCCTGCACAGCGTCCAAGATTGCTCGCAACTCCTCTCTGGCAGCGGGGTCATTAAGCGCCTGCATCAGGGTGACTTTCAGGTTTTCGGAAACGCTGCTTGCCATCGTTAGCCTCTCCCATTACTCGATTTGGCCAACCTGCGCGCCGCCAATTCGGCCCGACGCAGCTGTAGCCGCTGTTGGTGCTCTTGAGCACGTTGCATCATTCGCAGTTGGTGTTCCTGCTGCTGCTGCCATAGTCGCTGGACGTGCTGCTCCTGCTCCATCTGCATCTTGTTTTGCTCGGCTGCCAGCTTTTGCTGCTCTTCTGGGCTGGGGCCTGTCTGCTCGGGAGGCGGCTGGGGTGGGGGAAAATGCAGGCCGCTGTTGTCCAGGTCCATCTTCTTGAACCACATCCGCAGCAGCCACTCCACCGGGGCAAAATTGCCGGTGACAGAAGCGTACCCCTGAGCCACCGGCAGGGCAATTGGCATCATCTGCGACATCACGGCGATGTCCTGCTGGCGGTTGGGTAAGCGTGCCGTGCCGGCCTCCAGCCGGAAGTCGATGTCGTGGATAATCCGCTCCACGTCAGCGGCGTCGATCAGCTGTCGCCATAGGAAGGCGCCGGTCGCACCAAGGGGTCTCCGCACATCGTTGGCGGTCAGGTTCCACTTGATCTCTAGGGCCTCGCGCTTGACTACTTCGGTCATCCATCGCTCCACCTTCTTGGCCATGTCGTCCGGCCGGATGGTGGTCTGCTGGTAGCGGATCTGCGAGTCGGTGGCGGACCTGCTCTGTTTCTGCTGGATACCGTACACCGCCTCCGACAATCCGGTACGCCGCTCGAACAGATCGAAGAACCACTCCACGATCTTAAAGGCGTCCATGTTGGTGGGCGGGTGCTGCAAGAACTTCACCACCTGCTCGATGCTGTCGTGGACATCACTCACGAAGATCATCGACAGGTCCTCGCCCTTGCGCAGCTCCTTCTCCACTTCGGCTCGGGCGCTCTCCAGCACCACCAGGAAGTCGCGGCTGGACATCCAGATGCGGTTACAGAGGTGGGCCAGGAACACGTTGATGACCTTTAGCTCACCCAAGGCCGGCGCCAGGGGGGCGATGGGCCACGGGCTGCCGGGGTTGGGGTAGAAGTCCAGGGGAACCACGGGCCATTTGCCGTCCCGGTAGTGTGGGGTGGGCCACTGGAAGGCCCTGGCCACTTCCTCGTTGGTGGCCTCGGTGAACTTCCAGGAGGGCATGTTCAGCGGGAATGGGGTATTCTCCGCGATCTCCAGGTAGCAGTAGTCGCCCGCCACCTGGTTCAGCTTCTCAGCCCACTCAACCTTGATGTCCGAGAGCCGACCGCCGGCCCCACAGCGGGACCAGATACGCCAATACTGGATGTAGTCCTGCGTCTTGCCCTGGCGCCGCTTGTCCTTGGCCTCGGGGTCGCCGTAAAGCTCACCTTGGGTATTGGCGGACTCGAACTGAGCACTGGGTTTCAGCTGGCCGGGCTTGTAGCCGAGGCGCCGCTCCACGGTCCAGACCGGCTCGACCATTCGCACGGCGATCCACCAGGCATCCTCGAATCGCGTGGCGTCCGGGTCCACCAGCAGATCGTCCACGGGCACCCACCACGAGCCCACCATAGTGCTGTCCGACTGAGGCGGCCGGTAGGGCTGCGACATCAGGCAACCACGACCCTTGATGAGCGCTTCAGTGATGGCCAGCATCGCCTCGCGTGGCAGGTTCAATTCGTAGGGCGTCCAATTGAGGTAGGGCTCGATCAAGCCCGCCCGCAGCTTGCGAAGCTGCATTTCCCTTCTACTCTGCATGGCCAGCATTTGGTACTGCTGGAGCAGCATCGGATCGCCAGACTGCTGCAACTCAGCCAGCATTTCCTCCGGGAGCATAAACGGCTCGCGGGGGACAGCCTGCCTGACGGGGTTTTGCCAGTAGAGCGTCGGCCCGAACAGGGCGACCAACTCGAAAGCCTTGTTGATCGTCACCTGGAACTTGGGCTTTACCGCACCATCCTCTGTCCTCCAGAACTTGAACTTGTACTTGTCGTCCCAAAGGAATCCGCAGCTGCCGGCAAAAAACTGCATACACTCATCGGCGATGTCCTGCCAGGGCTGCTTCATTTCGCGGGCGCGTTGCAGCTTCCCCAGCCACGACGCCACGAGTGGCGACATGGGGTGATCGCCGGCGTATTGGTGCTTGAGTACCTCGGTCATTTTCTCAATAGCTCGTTGACTTGTTCGACGCTCCAGCCTTCACCGAGGGCGGCAGCGATTTCCTTGGTGGGGACGCCCTTCTTGGACATCACAGTGGCCAACCTCTTGGCGGCTCGCTTCGCCACGCCGGCCGGATCAGGGTGACCCTTGCCGTATTCGTGGCCTGGGATGTAGGACCACGCGCCGGTGCGCACGCGGGCCTCTTCGCTCAGGTCGGACAATTTCGGGTCGCCGATGTGACGCACTCCATCCCTGACAATAACCCTGCCAACCGGGTTGAACACTGCCAGCTTCAGCGCGTTGCCATACCCTTCGGACACCACTATCGCGGCGTGTGGCGTCTCGTTTTCCAAGGCGTGCGGGTAAAACCATACGCACCAACCGACCGGCGGAGTCTGCAATTTCTCACTCACAATCTTCTCCTTCGGGGAAAGGGGTCATGCGCGCGCCGGAGCCGGGGCCGGCCCCGGGCCGAGGTGGATGGACTTTGGGGCGTTCTTGTTTTCGCGTGCCATCCACTCACGGAACTCTTGGACCACCAACGGCACATGCTGTCGTTTTTGCTGTGGTCGATGGTAGCGGGGATCATATGCACACAGGTACTCGATGCAATCCAGCGCATGATGTGCGCGATCCACGCGCTCATCACGGGCCTCGTTGTGGACCACCCTGCGGCGACAGGTGCGGAACTCGCGGATTGTATGCGGGCAAGCATCACGCAGGATACAAAACTTCGGGCGAGCGTCCGCGCGGGGGCTGAGCCAACGCCTCAGTGCCGTAGTGCGGCCAGCCACGTCATCGGAGCCTTTAAGGAAGTCGCTGCCGGTCAGATACGACCGCACGTTGCGGAGGGCCAACTCCTCGCGGTAGTGATGCCGTACAGACTTGCCTGTGGCAGCGCTCCTCTGTCGGCTGCCGTGATCGTCGATGATGAACGCATAGAACTGCTGGTCAGCCACCTTTTTGGCCACGGCGTCTGCGAACTTGGCTGGGGTGCATTTCGTCAGGTAGGCTTCATCGTACAGCAGCACGTAATCTCCGTAGCTGGGTGGAGGCACCGCAAAGAACAGGGCGGCGGTCACCGAGAACCCCGGATCGACCACCATGTAGCGGGTCCAGTCAGCCGGCACTTGGCCTGCTGCGACCGCCCGTTCCATGGCGTCCAACTCGCCCTCCAGCCGGGGAACCACGTGGACGTTCAGATCGAACTCCGGGTACAGCAGCACGAGGTCCGTAGCGAACTCCCCGTAATCATGCACCAGTCTCTCCGCCTCCGTCCAGTTGCGGAGTCGCTTTTGTTTTTCCTCGTCGTCGATATACGGGTTCTCGCTGTACACCAAGCGGAATAATTCGGCGTCCGGCTGGTCCATGGTCCGCTGGTCTTCGCACCGCCGGGCGAGGGAGATCATGGCATCGTTCTTGGTCTTGGGCTTCGCGCTCCAGATGATCCGGCCTTTGCGGTCGGACAGGCGGGCCTGCAACTCCGGGTAGTGGTCCGCATACTGGATGTCCTCGTCGATCATAATCAGATCAACTGGGTCGCCCATGGGCACTTCGGATGCGGAGGAGAACACGTACAACTCCGTGCCCTCCATCGGGTGCCCTTCCGGGAACACCGGCTCGAAGCGACGGAAGATGCGGGCGCGTTTCTTGATCCAGTGGAAGGCGGTACTGGGTGCGTACCGCCGGGGGATAATGGGGCCGGCGAGCTTGGTTTTGTCCGAGTTTTGGCGGTCCCACTCCTCCCAAGGACGCCAGTTGCGCCATTTTCCGGTCTGGGGGTCTCTGATGATGTGAAACGCCCCCGGCTTAAAGAGCAGGCGAAAGGCAGTACGCCCGATGTTCCCCTCCTCGTAGCAGATCAGCCAAGCGGTGATCGGCCGGTCGGTAGGGTACTTCTTGTACGGGTCCAGGCCCAGCAGCGCTCTGGCCAACTCGATGTAGCAGCACAGGGATTTCCCAGCCCGAGAGCCGCCGATCACCAAGCGTTCGGCGGCCTTGCTGGAGTGAAACTTGGTTTGAATCGGGGTAGGCTCGTAGAGGCGCAGGGCTTCACGCTCGCGGCGCATCTTCTCGGCTAAGTGCGCGCGCAACAGCGCCTTTTCGCGCTCATTCAGCCCTATCGCCATAGGGTTCACCCTCCGGGGCGCACTCCACCGTAATGACGTTCTGCCGTTGCTGGGCCAGAGCCAGCAGCCGGTCCAATTCAGCCTCAAGCTGCTTGTCTGTCATACGATGGATTTGCTGTTCGGATTGGTCGAAGTGAGTGCTGGCCGAGGCCAACTTCACCAACAACTCGCAGTAGCGCAGCTGATCCCTGGGGGTCTCTTGGTTGCGCTGCTGGTAGATGTACTCTGCGATGCCAGCGCAGCCTTGAAATCTGCTCAGCAACTCCGCCCAGAGGTCCTGCACGGTGGCGTTGCTGCGGCTCGCCGCACGGGAGACGTTCCGCAGCGTCATTTCCCGCACCTGCCGTTGCAGGCGGTGCATCCTCTCTGCCATCTCGGCGTCAACCATGTGAAAACGGCATTTGGCACAGAAGGGGCTCACATAGCCTTTGCCGTTTCCGGCTGTGACGACGAACTCCTCCGGCGGGTACACGTGCCCGCAGTCGGGGCACCTGCGCCGGCCGTTCACCTTGATGTCGTCTGGGTTGATCACCATTGCTACGCCGTCTATTTCGCGCCAGCAGCCTTGGTTCCCGGCTGCGGCTTGTGGTCGCCTTTCTCTTGCTGCTCTTTCAGGTATTGTCTGATGACCGCCTCTCGGTACGGCCCGCAGACAGTATCCGGGTCGAGAACGCGCGGCTTGCTGGACTCGTACTGCTTGACGTGTCCGGCCCAGCAATCCCACAGGACGTACACCGGGATACCCTGCATTGAACAGTTGCGGGTGAAGTACACGTCCTCTGTGGACGCTTTCTCTGTGTTGTAGGGCGGGTCCTTCCACTCGTAGTCGAACCAGGGCGGCGGCAACTCCTCGAACAGGCGCATGTCGAGCATCATCAGCCCGGTGCCGATGGCGGCCACCTCCTCAATGCCGGTCCGCTGGGCTACCTCGCTGCGCTCGAACATCCGCAGGGAGGCCCAACGCTCATCGGGATGGTTGCTGCGCGCCTCCCAGGTGAAGATGTACGGGCACTCAGAGCCACCACGGCGTGGATGCGGCGGCGGCCCGCAATACGGGGCGGCCAGGACGCAGGGGCCTCGGTCGTACCAGCGGCAGAAGAAGTTGAACGCCACTTCCCAGAAGGGCTTGGCTGTGCTGTCCAAACCAAGCAGATTGTCCGGGTGCATGTCGCTGTCGTACATCACCAGACAATCCACGCCGGCCTGGTGGGCGGCCTTGATGGCGAAATTGCGGCACATGGTAATCGGGGTATCTGCCTTGTCGAGGCACCAGACGCCGTTGGACAGGTCGATCCGATCATCCTTCTCGATGGCCAGTCGCGTCTTGGTGAACCAGTGTTTCAACTCTGGGCTCTCCGAGGAAACACCACCGTTGCCGCCGTAGGGGAAAGTAGCAAAGCCGACTCGAAACTTTCTGGGGATCACTGGGAAACCTCCTTTTTCCTGGGGATAGCGACAGTATAAAAACTGGAGCCGGGGCGGCCAACCCCGACTCCAGCCCCAGTAGCGGCAGCCGCTCATCCCCGAGCCGCACGTGTAGAGGACGGCTCAGTAGATTTGCACGTCAACAAGCAACTGGCGGTTGGTCTGGTTCGTGGTGTTGGAGCTCAGCGCCACCGCGGCCACGTTGCGTTCGTACTTCATTACGTCGTTGAGATGGGCATTCAACGCCGTGGTCTGGTTGGTCGTCGCCGCCACGCTGGGCAGCTTGGTCCAGCGGCCGGCGGTGGTAGCCTGACTGGTAGCGGCCGTCAGCGACACCAGCCGGTCGCCCTCGGAGACGTTGTTGCCGGCAGCGTTGGCCAAATTGCTCAGCCACAACGACGGGCCGCGCTGGACCAGCCAGAACAGGTCGCCGTCGTCCACACCGCTGCTGGGCAGGTACTCGTCCACGATACCGGCCACTTCCTCGCCGGTCTCGCACACGTAGCCGTCCACGCGCCGGTTGCGATAGCCGGCGGCCCACTTGACGGCCCTGCCGGGCAGCAGGGAGATGCCGGACACGTTGCGTACCACCCGCGCGACTACTGGAGCGTGCGTGCGCTGCACGCCGGTGGTGGGATTGCGGTCTGCAAACTGGGCCAGCTGTCCCTCGTATTGCGTCGATTCAGTCCAGTTGTTGCTGTTGGCAGCAAGCGTGGAATCGTTGAACCACCCCTTCCCGCGGGGGAAGGGAGGCTTGCCGAAGTTGGTCATTGTCGAATCTCCTCGTAGCCTTGTCGGAACGGATCGGAAGGTCAGGCGTAGTTGTAGAGCTTCGCGACAGACTTCGGCTCGAAGTAAAGCTGGCCAAAAAAGCCGGCCGCGAACAGCCAAGCGTGCTGGTGAATGTCCCACTCTGGGCCGCGAACCGCGAACAACTGCTTGTACATGCAGTGCAGTTCCATGCGGTTGTAGTTGATGAGGTAGCCCGTGTTGGCGGGCACACCGTACTCGGTCACGATGGACACACCATCCTGCTTGGCCCCCTCGAAGCCAAGGTCTTGAAGCTCCTTGTGGGGCACGATGATCTGCTGCTTGGCAGCCTGCTTGTTGAGGTAGTCAGCATACAGTCCGCCGGACAGGACGCAGACCTGCGGGCGCCCGGCCTTGCCGCCGGTGATGCTGCCCCAAATCACGCCCTGGCGGATCACCCGCTCGCAGGTTTCCAGCCAAGTAGTCGATCCCGAGCCGACCCAAGCCGTGCTACTCCAGTTGAGCAGCTTCGGGCTGATGTAGTCGAATACGGTGGAGCCGGTGCCGTCCGGCCAATCCACCTGGAGGCTGTCGTTGGGGTAGGTGGAAAGGTCCTTCGACCAGGTTCCACCTTCGGCGCCAGGCACGGTTGACTTGCCGCAGTAGCTTCCGTTCGGGGCCGCGATCTTGTCTCCGGCCTCGCAGTCGCCGGCCGTCATCGGAGTCTCCAGGCCCCACAGCCTGGTCGGGTAGGTGGTGCCGTTGTTGTAGATTTCAGTGCCGAAGTTGTCCTCAAGGCTCTGCCGCATGTCACGCGCAACGGTATCGTAGCGATTGATGATCGCTTCGGTGCTGCGGTTCTTGAGGGTCTCCAGCTCGTCCATCGTGTCCGTCACCTTGTACCCGATCCAATCCAGGGTCAAGGTGCGGTACTTGTCGCTGGGTTGAAAATCCAGCACGCCGCCGGTATAGACGTTGGTTTCCGGCAGATCGAACTTCACGCGGCGGACCAGGTTCAGGCCGCTGGCGTTGTAAAAAATCCGCGCCCGCCGCCTGAGCATGGCGAAGTGGACCCGTTCGCGGAGCGTCAGGTCCGAGGCGCCCTTCATGTACTTGCTTATGGTCGTGTTGACCATAGCGGACCAGTCGGACATGTCTCTTTCTCCCTTCTCTCATTCAGGGAACACCAGGTAGTGCCGGCGCACCGTGTCGGGCAATAAACTGCTTCATCATCTCCGCCGGCGAAATATCCTCCGGGAATTGTTCGCCTTGGTCAGCGTTCTGGAACGACCCGCTGCGGTCTGCCGGAGGATTGAGGAATCGCTGCTTGGCGGCCTCGGCCGGGTTGGGTCCGCTCTGCCCGACCCCTCCGGGAACGCCTTGAGTGGCTGGCGTCTGCGGCGTGTCTGTTCCCGGAGGGGCAGGGGGCGGAAGCATTTCCATGGCGGTCTTGTAGGCGTAGGCCAGGTCCTTCACGCCCATCTGGCGCAGCTCGTCCACCTTGCTCAGCAGCCGGCGTCCGTAGTCGCTGTAGATAGGCTGGTTTGTCCTGGGGTCGATAATGGGTCGCCCCTGGGCGTCGGTCTCGTAGATATAGGGCTCGTAAGCCTGCTGGAAGCTGGCCTCAAAAAGCTGGTCCTGCTCAGTGGATCGCTGCTGCTGAAACCAATCCTCGATTTGCTTGCGGAAATCACCCAAGGCCCTGTTGATGGCGTGCTCGACGTAAGGCTTGATTACCTCGCCTGGCTTCTCCAACAACATCTGCGCGGCCTTGCGCTCCCACTGTCGGCGGGCCATCCATCTCGGCAGCAAGTAGCCGTTGAGCGACCCAAAGTTAGGCTCGCCGGTCTGGGGATCGGTGGTCGCCAGCTCGTTCCACTTATGGTCCCACTCAGGCGGCTTGCCCCATGGCGGTTCTATCTCGCCGTCCTCTTGGTCCTGTTGGGCCGGAGGCTGGCCCTGTGCGCCGGCGGGTTGCTGCTGGTCGGAGGCCAGCTGCTGGCCGGCGGTCGGCTGCTGCTGGGTGAGGAGCTTGATTGCCTCCTCGGGATTCTGGGCGGCAAACTGGCCTATCTGCGCCCACTGCTCAAGCTCCGGCAGCCGGTGCCACGTATCGACAAGCACACCCAGCAGTGCCTCGTCATCGAGGTCGGCGTACTGATCCACGGGAAGGCCGCGTGCCTTGAGCGCCTCCCGGAAGGCCATGGACTCGGCTTGGTCTCCCTGTCCCCCGCCCACCCCCGGAGGCGCCTGGGCGCCTTCCGGGGGGGCCGTCGAGGCAGCAGGAGTAGTGGGCTGCTGCTGTGGTGGTTCCTGCGGCTGCTGCGGCTGAGGGGGTTGCTGGGGAGGCTGCTGGGAGTTGTCCGTGAACCCAGGGAACTCGGGACCTGCGCCAACCGCGCCACTGGCCAAGGCGCCTTGGTCTGGCATCTGGGGAGCAGCTTGCTGCGTGTTGCCTGCGATGGACATGACAAAATCCTTTGGCTTCGGGGAACGGGGGGTCTGCTACCACAGTTGGGGTGTATCCGCTGTTGGGCTGCGGTGTCCACACCGAAGTACCAGGTTTGACCCAGATCAAATAAAAACGGTATGATCTGGCAATAATCCCGAATGGAGGGCGACAGATGGCTGACGAGGATAGGCTCTGGGGTGAGTCGCTGCTGCCGTTGCGGCAGGCCAGTGCCGTTCTTCCCACGCATCCAAGCCAATCGCGGCTGTACGCTTGGGCTCGGTATGGGGTGCTGGCCAGGGATGGTGAGCGGGTGTATTTGGAGACGCTAAAGGTTGGCGGCGTGCTCTACACCAGCGAAGAGGCATTCCGCAGGTTTGTTGAGAGGGTGACTGATGACGAAATCAGAGAAGAAGCGGGGTAATCGCTGGTGGGTGGCCGGCACGCCGGACGGCCGGCAGGCAGTGGCGGTGCGACTCGATCAGATCGCAGCCCTCCAGTGCGACGGCGGCGCCGCCAAGCTGATCCTGGTCAACGGCCAAGCAATAACCATTCGGGAAGATGTGCTCCGGGCAAGGGACCTGATCTCAAAGCTCTCGGAAGGTTAACCTTGCGACTTTTTCTTTTTTCGCGCGGCCGTTTTTCATAACAGCGCTGATCTACCATTCAAGGTAAAATACACCCTCTTACTCTAACAAGAAAAACTACTCCAATCATTAAAAGGGGCGCACCCCCCACAAGGGCAGGCATGGAAACAGCCCTCTTCTTGGTTGCGCTTCGGCCGTAAACGGCTTGGTGGCAAACCTTTAGGTGCGCACCCCCCGGAGGGTGTCGAAAAAATCGACACCCCTGAAAACCACCCCGGATTTCTCATTTTTTTGGGGGGTGTGCAACGGACGCAAAAAAGCCCACGCAACACCGACGAAAACCCCACTTCCCCCATACTTCGCCCCAATCCTGTACCTTGAAAAAAATACACTGTCAACCCCCTCGTTCTTACACGTTGACACGGATACCAATGTGAGGATGGACGGTTAACCATTTCCGAAGTTACACTGGAGGCCCAAAAATTACCTCTTGTGGCAGGGTGAGGTCGCAAAACAAGCGTTTTGCTGCACAAAAGTGAAATTGCCGGGCGCCCCTCTCGGCGGCCCACCACCAACACGCCGCAATCGACGCAACCACCTACCGCTAAAGCGCTTGCCCCAAACCCCAAACCATCACGCCCCCCTCTTCTCTACGGGTAGGGTTTAATAGCAACCGAGCTATTGATGGTTAACCATTTCCGCCGTTATACTGTCGCAGCTTTTTGACAGCCTAAAATGGCATAATTCACCAAGCCAAACAGATGGCAGCCGACCAGCCACAGCCAACCAACGCCACCCCGGGCACAAAATCACCCCCACAGACGCCACCACGGGCCGCAGAGCCAAAGCAGACGCCCCCCGACCCCTCTCCATCCACCAAACACCAGGATTGCGACACGGGGCACGCTAGGCCCCTTCTCGACCTCGCGCCACAACCAGCGGGGGAAACCAACCAAACTCGCCACCCACCATAGAGAAATAAACTCTTCCTCATATACGGTACTGAACTACCATCTAAGTATGGGTACTATACCCCCCACACCAAGGTTGGATTTCACCGAAAAAACTCGTGGGTGAAGGTGATAAGTGCGGGCGGGCCGCGGGGGGGCGCCCCCCTCGCTTCGTAAATCCTTTCACAGCAAGCATTTACGACCGAGACTGCCGAACGGCAGCCTTTTTTACCCCCCCCTAGGGGGCACCACATGCATCCCCACCCCTACACAATTTAAGCTATTGCGGCCCATGCTTGCGTGTGATGAACAGACATAAGTATTGTGGGGGCAAGCATTTATGGCGACAATCGCGAAACCCCGCGCGCGGGTGGCGTTCGCGCAAATATAATAATGACAACGGGTTGTGGCGATTGTCGCAAAATACCAATTGTCCGACGTGCTTTGCTCCGGCTGGTGTTTGGGCCGCAAAGCATGATATGATAATGGTTTGCGGCAACGGGGGACAAACTGAACACCATGTTGAGGGGTTGACGATTTTGGAAAATAGGGGCGGCGGATCGCGGCGCCGGTGCTGCGATCCAGGCTTTCCCCCTAGGGGGTACACGAACAACGGAGCACGCTATGCACGATTATCTGTTGCGTATCCCGCAATCGGCCGACGAGTTTCGGCGATTGCAGGATTGGTGCGCCGAGCGCGGGTTGCAAGCCCCCGCCCGGAGCCAACCAGCATATCGGTCTGAGTTTGCGCAGTATGTGGCGGATGTCGCTGGTGGCCGCGCGCTGCCTGGGCCGGTCCGAGCTAGCTTTATCCTGCGCTTGGACGCCCACTCGGCTGATATCGACGAGCTAATTGAATGGGCACCGCTACCCCTAGAACCCCTAGAACAACGGAGCACGCCATGACGTGGGAGGAACGACAAGACCTACTGCCCCCCCTCATTGACCTAGCGGAAACCGACTATTGGCAGGCGATTGAAGCGCTTGAGTCGCTTCCGCTATCTGGCCGAGATAAAGCCATCCTCAATGCCGAATTGCACCAAGCATTGGCGGCCAGGCAAACCGAAAACCCGATTTATCTGTAGAGCGCAGTATCTAGGGGCACAACACTAGCTTCAAAGGATGATACCATGGCACAAGCTACAATCAGCAAAACCTTCGACCTTGACGCGACGATTGCCAAGATCGAATCGGGTGAATTGTCGCGCGACGTAGCGATTGACACTGCCAAAGCGCTGTTCAGCGCCGGCCAGATCACGGCCGATGCTTTCGCAAGCGCACTCCAGGCAATCGCACTAGCGCGCGCAGGCAGGCAATACCCGTTTGCGCGGCGCACAGCTAGGGGGCAGATTTTCGTATCTGTGTGTCCTGCGAAGAAAGGATGCTGTCATACTTTCCGCATCACCCCCGAAGATTGGGATAGGTATAGGGGCGCGCTTGCGGAATTGTGCAAACTGCCTGCCGACAAGCTGCCCCTATCCGCAAACGCTAAGTAGCGGCGCAGCACCCGCAATCTAGCTTCCCTGCCCCCCGCGCGCTTTTGTGGGGGGCAATCTTTTTGCGCCCCCCCCTATTCTCCGAGCGCTCAAACCCACGCCCCCTATTGCGCTTGCCGTAGGGGGTGGCGGTTTGCGCGCTAGCTCGGTGCGTGGCCGAGGTGCCCGGTGCTCGGTGCGTGGTGCCTGGCGCCCGGTGCCCGGTGCTCGGTGCGTGGTGCCTGGCGCCCGGTGCCCGGTGCTCGGTGCGTGGTGCCTGGTGCGTGGTGCGTGGTGCGTGGTGCGTGCCCTACCGATAGGTTGTTTGGGTTATTGGGCTGCCCCCCCGTTGAACTAGTACCCCATAGCTAGCACTCAATCCGCCGATATGGTGGTGGTGCTGGCCGAGGGGGATTGTGCGCCCTGACGGCGGCCGTTTCGATGCCGCCAGCGCTCAGGGTGCGCAGAGAGGAAAGCCGGATTCGGCCGGTTGCGCTCGGTGTACGCGCCGAGATATGCCGGCGGTCCAGGTGTGAGGGGACCGTCTGTACAAACCGCCCGGTCCGGTGTGGCGAGGGGTGGAGTGGGCAATCCGGGCGGCGTAGGACATGCCGCCAGCAGATTGGAGGAGCACGATATGGCGGTAGTGACTGATACCGAAACCAGGACGTTCACCGACTTGGAGGCTGCGGAGGACGCGGCCCGAGTGGCTGCGTACCAATACCGCAAGGACGTGATTGTGGCCATGTGGCCCGGGCGGCTGGAGTTCACACTGTTTGTGGGGCCGGAAGACCCCACGCTTTCGACGTTGACCTGGTTCCCGCTGTTGACGGTGAAGTGGGAACCCCAAGTGGAGGAGCACAAATGAGCTTGAGTGAAGCCTTCTTCCGGGCGGCCCATGTGGTCGCCCACCACAAGCGGCACCGAGCCCTGTACGTGGGGCTTGTGATTGCCGGCGAAGCGGTAGCTTCCAACCCGGAGCGCTACCGCAATGCAGAGGTGGCTCTGCTGGGCGCAGAGCCCGGAGAGACCATCAAGGACGTGATGGAGTACGTCCAGGAAGTCGTGCGTGTGCTGGGCGATGGCCCCGTCCGGTGGGGCCTGCGGATGGCGTTACGGGAGACGCAGCCATGAGACGATTGGTGATTAGCGTGGACGAAACCGCGGAATCGCCTCTTGAATGGCGTGAAAGGCTGGGTGAGCTTGCCTGCTGGCACTCCCGGCACGTGTTGGGCGACCTACAGCCCATCCGTGAGCCACAGGAGTGGCTCGTGGACCTCGCCGGGGACGTGTGCCCCGGCTGGTGGAGGATTCTCGGCCCGGAAGACGAGCTTGACGATGGGCCGGAGTTCCGCGAATTGACGGCGGCAGAGGAGCAAATGGTGGAGTACGTGCTCCAGCGATTTGCTCTGGTTCTACCGCTCTGGTTCCAGGACTACGGCGCGGGCGTGAGGCTGCACGTCGCCCGGTCGGAGGATTGGGAGAGGCGCCAGATTGGCTACGCCTGGTGTTCACTAAAGAAGGCGAGAGACTGGTGGTGCCTCGGGCAGGAGGCCGACTGGGGCACGAAGCTCCAGGACGGTCGCACACTCCGCCAAGCGGCGAAGGACGTGATCGCGGCGGAGGTGGAAATGTACGAGCACTGGCTAAACGGCCAAGTCTATGGGTACGTGCTGGAAGAACGGTCCGCCGATGGGACATGGCGGACCGTTGATAGCTGCTGGGGGTTCTATGGAGACGACCCACGGACCAACGGCATGGCCGATGCCTTGGGAGAGGACGCCCACTTACTTGAGGAGGCGATCTATGAGTTTGCTTGAGAAGTACCGCCCACGGCGCCTGGCCGACATCATCGGCCAAGACCACGCCATAGAGCCTCTACAGCGCTTTGTGGCTGATCCGCACCCCGCCTGCATCCTGCTGGAGGGCGCTGGTGGGACAGGGAAAAGCGCCACGGCTCAAGCTCTTGCAAACGAGCTTGGAGTGAAGCGTGAGCCCGAAGTGTGGGCCTCTGGCCTGCACGTCGTATCGGGCAATGACCTGTCCGTGGGATGGGTCAATGAGTTTCTGCTGGGGCCGAAAAGCCCGCTGCGGTTCTACCCGCAGGGCGACAAAGTGGGGGGCAGATTGTGGCACGTGGTCATCATCGAAGAGTTTGACTGGGCTTCTCAGCAAGCCCAGAGGGCCATGAAAGTGTCCCTTGACGTGGACAGCCCCAAGAGCCCACTGAGCCGCCACAGCGTTGTGGTGGTGGCGACCAGTAACGGCGCCGGGAAATTGGACCCGGCCCTCCTGCAACGGTTCCAGCCGCACGTCTATCCCTTCGGGGCTGGACCGTCCTTCAAGGCCGCTTGCCTCCGCCGCTTGGCGGAGATATGGGCGGCCGAGGCTGGCCCGGACGTGGACCTGCCGTATGGGTTCGAGGACTGGGGCGATGTGCCGTCCCAAGACCTGTTCACCGGCGGGCAGGGGTATTCGTTCCGGGTGGCGCTGCGGCGGTTGGAGCAAGAGCTGCGGCGGGTTGCCGCGGCCACGGTCTGAGAATGGGAGAGAAGACGATGAAAGGCAAAACCGTTGAAATCATCATTGGGGGGCACCGATCCAGAATCGAGGAAAATGATCGGGGGCAGTGGCGGCTCCTCGATTTGGAGGAATATCCAGAGCTGGAGGAGCTGCTGGAGGGCATTCCCATCCCGGATGAGGAACTTCGCTGGCGCGATCCCGAGGAAATCCTCCAAGAGATCGCCCTGCACATCAGACAGGCCCTTCGACGGCAGTAAGGGCCTGCCGCCCGGGGGACGGCCCCAGAAACGTGGCCGGTTCGACTCCGGCCGGGCGGCCTTGTTACAATGGTGGCCGGGCACCACGTCCTGCTCTCCGCCGCCCCGGCAGCGGCGGGACTCTATCGAGGAGGAGCACATGAGAGTCAGAATCGACGGAGTACACACGTTTTGGTCGGCCGGGCCGGCCAAACGTGGGCGCTTGTTGGAGGCCCTGCGGGGCATCGGGATGGAGCATCTTCTGCCGCCAGAGACTACGGACCAAGCGGCTCTCCGTGAGGCCCTGCGGTCCATCAAGGGCCGCAATGAGCGAATAGAGCCTCTCAAGAAGCCCAACAAAAACGGGTATCAGGTCACCGTGGTCCTCCGCGGCGAGGACCAAAACGACCATGTGTGCAGCTTCACGGCCAGGGTGGTTAACTGCACACTGGAGGTCAAGCACGGCTACGTGGACACCCGGCGTCTCCAGAATGCCTTCATGGAGGCCAAGGCTACCACGCTTGGGCCGGCGGTGAGTGCCACATTGCGGGCTGTGGCAACGGCTTTAGGCGGCGAGTGCCTGCATCCAGGGCACTACTGGATACCGCAAGACCAAGCGGCCACCTGGGAGGCGTTCGCGTCTCAGGTTGAGGAAGTTACCGGAGGCAAGGTTTACCGCCTCCAGTACGTCATGGACGAGGAGGGCGTCCGGGCGTTGCGTGACGCCCTGATTGAGAACATGGCCAAGGAGGCCGCAGACCTGACGGAGCGGGTCTGCAAGGAGCCTGCTGGAGAGCACAACATGCAGGGCCGAAAAGAAGCCGTTGAGCGGCTGGCATCCCGTGTCGAGAGACACCGGGAGATTCTCGGCGAGTGGGCCGAGCAGATGGACGGCTTGGTTCGCGTTATGCGGGCCAAGCTGGTCGAGACCGTCATGCAGGACATGGCCGACCTGACCATCTGAATCGCTTTGTGGGGCGGTGGACGGAGCCGCCGCCCTGCTTCCCCGATCCCGAAGAAAAGGAGCACATGATGGTTTGTAACGCTGGCTACTGGCTGACCGCCCAGACCGGGCGGATTGTGCCACTCGCCGTCGGTCTTCCAGGGTGCGCCAAGACCAAATCAGTCGAGGCGTTCGCTCGGGCGCTTGGCAGGCCGATCTATACGCTGATCGGTTCGATCAGGGAGCCCGCGGACATTGGCGGCTACCCGTATTTGACACGGGATGAGCGCACCGGCGCCTACATGGCGCTGGTTCCGCCGAAGTGGGCCGCCAATACCCTGGAGGGCGGCCCGTGGGTGATCTTTCTGGATGAGCTTACGACATGCCCGCCTGCCGTACAGGCGGCCATGTTGGCGGTGATCGCCGAAAAACGTGTCGGTGATCTGGTGCTGCCGGAGGGCACGCTCATCCTCGCAGCTGCCAATCCGCCAGAGGTGGCGGCGAACGGGTTTGATCTCACTCCGCCAATGGCCAACCGACTCGCCCATTTCCAATGGGAGTTGGACCGCAAAGGCTGGCTTGCCGGGATGGCCGCGGGCATGCGGTGGGAAGCGCCGAGCTTCCCGATTCTCCCGGAGGACTGGGAAAAGTACGCCCCAATGAACGGGGCGAGAGTGGCCGCCTTCCTGGATAGGCGACCGGAGTTGATGGAGAAGTTCCCAGAGGACCGGGCCGCACAAAGCGGGCCGTGGCCGTCCTGGCGAAGCTGGACGGCAGCGGCTTGGGGCATGTCGGCGGCCGATGCGGTCGGCGCTGAGCCCGCCTTGCGATTCCAGATCGTCAAGGCGTGTGTCGGCGAAAGCGCCGGCCACGAGTACCAAACTTGGGAGACTAACCTTGATCTCCCGGACCCCGAAGTGTTGCTGAACAACGCCCGGGATGCCCGGCAACGTGGCGCAGAGCCCGACTGGACGCCCCCAGAGCGTGCCGACAAGCTGATTGTTACGCTCTCTGCCGTGGCGGACCGTGTTATCAACCACGGCAACACCAAAGAGCGGTGGGAAGCCGCTGCGCTGCTCCACAAGGTCGCCGCCAAAACCAGCATTGAATTGGCCGCCGCCAGGATGGCGACCTTGTTCAAGAATCAGCCCCAAGGGGTTGAGCACGACCCCGAGTTTATCGACCAGCTTGCCGACCTGTTGCGGCGGGCTGGCGTGGTAGGAGGGTGAGCGATGGCAGACAAACCGATCGAGTTCGCCGAGGCCCGGATCAAGGCGTCGTTTACGATGCCTTACCTGACGACCGGACTGATGGCGTTGCAGCCTGTCCGCCGGCCAGGTCTGGGCACAATGGCCGTTGACAAGTACGGCCGTTGCTATTACGACCCCGAATGGCTGGGCCGCCAGCCGGTTGAGGACGCGGCCTTTGTGGTGCTGCACGAAACGCTCCATGTAGTGCTGCGGCACGCCAGACGGGCGAGGGACATCATCGGCGAGCGGCCTGCTGAGTCGGATCGTCGGCTCTGGAACATCGCCTGCGATATGGTGGTAAACCAGAGCTTGCTGTCCACGCTTCAACCCAGCAAGCAGCTCAGCGAAGGGATCATCACCCACCGAAGGTATGGTCTCCCGCCGAACCTGACGGCTGCCGAATACTACGCCCTCCTGCGGCAGCAGAAGGAGGGCGAGGATGGTGGCCAAGGGGAGGAGGATGGGCAAGCTGGCGCCCAAGGGAACCAGCAGTCCCAATCCGCCGAGGCCGATGACGACAGCCAGCGGGGGGACGGCCAAGCCGGCGGCCAATCCCCAGCCGGCTCCACTGGCCAGTCCGAAAACAAGCAAGCCGACGAGTCTGCCGGGCAGCCCAGCGACCAAGGCGAGCCAGAGAGCGGCGGCAACGGTGGCGACGCTAGCGAGGCTGGCGGCGAAGCTGGCGGCACGAGCGGCAGCGGAGCCAGAGATGAGAGCACGGAGGGCGGGGCCGCCGCTGGCGGCCCCCAGCCAGACACGAGCGACGGGGCGCCCTACAGCGGCCCAAGCCCGTCTGAAACGCCCGGAGAGGCCGGCTCCGCCTCGGACGGCGTGCCCAAGCCCTGGGAGGCACCCGCCCCCAAGAACGGCACAGGAGGCGATCCTGGAGGCTCTAGGCCCGGCCAGCAGGGGCCAAGCGAAGTGCCCGGAATGGAGGAATACGAACTCGACGGCTTGGCTCACCACGTCGCCAAGCAGATCGAGGAGTGGCACTCGTCTGGACGCGGGACGGTGCCGGGCAACCTGCTCCGGGAGGCCCGGAGGATCGTCCGCCCCAAGGTGGACCCGATCCGGGAGTTTGCGGCAAAGTGCCGGTTTGCCCTGTCGCAAACTACGGGCTTCGGCGAGTACACTTACCGGCGGCCCAACCGCCGCACTCCGCCTGGTGTGGGCGTGGTGATGCCCGCCCACCGACAGCCGGTTCCCAACGCCACTCTCATCGTGGACACGTCCGCCTCAATGGAGGACCGCGACGTGGGCTTGGCGATGGGCGTGGTGGCCCAAGCAGTGAAGGCGCTGCCCAACCAAGCTGGGGTCCACGTGATCGCTGGCGACACCTACGCGGCGGCTGCCAAGCGCGTTTTTCGGCCGGAGCAAGTGGAATTGGCTGGCGGGGGCGGCACCGACATGGGGAACATCATCGAATATGCCGCCACCCAAAAGCCCCGCCCGGACGTGATCTTCGTCATCACGGACGGAGAGACCCCATGGGGTACGGAGCCCCCCGGAATCCGTGTTGTTGCGTGCCTTACCAGGCGAACGCATTTTGACCAAGTGCCAGCTTGGATCGACGCAGTGTGCTTGGAGGAGCCATGATCCTGTCACTCCTTCAGCCGCGAGCCACCATAGCCACTGGACTCATGGTGGAGTTTCCACCGGAAACGGTGAAGCGTATAGCACTGCGCGCCATTGCGAGCCCAGACGGGGTTGCCTTCGACATCGCACCTGGGGAAAAGCCACGTCCCGTGGCTGTGGCGTGGCGGCAGCGCCAGAGGGAAGGCTGGTCGTGGGCTGTTTTGGTGGCGGACTACCATTCCGGCCACGAGCATCTGCACTGGCCCGTCCACAAGGCGCGACAGAGGGCGGAGTTTTATGGTCAGCTGTACCACTCCAAGCAACTGGAGAGACAGCGCCGCCGGTTTATGCTGCCCTCCCCGGACCTGGAGAGACGATTCGTGGTTCATTGCTTGCGCAAGGTGGGTATCCAGTGCCCGTCGGCCAAGCGATCCGGCCAGTGGATCGTCGGCCCCATGGGGGAGCACCTACTCTACATTCCCCGCGGGACACCAGAGGACTACTACGCGGCGAAGAGTCTATGGCGGCCTGAAAACGGGGACATGCTAGCGGCCATGCAGCGCGGCCTCAAGCTGCGCGGCAGCCGCTACTTGAAAGCCGCATTGGTGGCCTACATGGTGGGCCGACTAGAGCAGTAACGAAAGGAGCACAGACATGGAAGACATACCGCAAGGTGCGAAAGTGATCCGCGACGGTCGCACGGGCAGACTCCGTGCGCGCACAGTGGATCTAGGGTGCTTGGCAACCAAGGTCATGCGCAAGGCTGCTGACGGAAAAGAGTGGTGGGCGGCCGACGTTGACTACGGCGGCGTTTATTGCAGCAGCTACGGCTACCCTGCCTACACAGAGATCGGGTTGGCGGTAGCTTGGCGGCTGAAAAGCGGCAAGGTTCACTGCGCACTCTATGGGGGCGAAATGAACGCCCACGCAGCCACCGACGGGGGGGCTGCTAGTACACTGATGCCTTGCGCCAGGCCCCTGTTCGACGAGCGCTACGGCGCCAAGAAGCGCAGGCAAGCGGCCCGGGAGATGGTCCGCCAAGCAAAAGCCGACTACTACAGGCTCGGGGCGGAGATAGTCGTGTGGTCGGACGGACCCAGCAGCGAAAGGAAGGTGCTGCGCCGCTATGGGGCGATGCTGATAAGGCACGCCCCGGTAGTGCGGCTTCTCTTGAATCCGGCGAAGGACCGCGCGCTGCTCGCCCTAGCCTGGAACGAAGGCGAAGTATGCGGGGCCTATGTCCGCAAGGTCCGCGCGAGCACCCTCGGAGCCATGGCGAGCCAGCGAGCTACAGCCGAAAGGCTTCTACATGGCGCCGGCGAGTATTTCGACCGGCGGATCAATGCGCAGCGCAGGCAGGCAGCGATGAAGGCAGCGTTGGCGGCTGCCAAGCGCTTGGTGCATGCGAAAATCTCCGTGACAGCCAACAAGCAGGCTCACGCGAGGCACGATGTGAGCCTGCAAACCAGGCTCGTGCGATTCGCATGCAAACGACAGGGCATCAAGCCCCCCGCGGCCCGGAAGATCGAGTCCGGGGAGTTTGGCAAGGTGGGGCCGTGGATTGGCCGCATGTCACGCGGCCTCGTACAGCAATGGGGGCTAGTAGCTTACGTGCCCTACGGGGACTACCGAGATTTGGAGGAGTGGGAGTCTCGGCGTTACCGCGATGAGGGCCAACGCCTGATGATTCACGCGGCCCTCCACCATCCGCGAGGCCACGTCTTGCGGGTGGTGGCGGTGCCGGAACTGACCAAGAAGCTGGGGGTGTGATATGAACCACGGCAAGCTACCAAAGTGGATTCACATGACGGAGCCCCGCCGGTGCGATATGTGTGGCCGCCAGATCGAATGGATGGAGCGTTGCCTTTGGTGGCCACCGCGGCAGCAAATCTACTGCCGGACGTGCGGCGGGCCGGTCTGGGAGGACTACTGCCTGGTGGTGGACATACACGCCCCCGGCTACAGCGATGGCGACTGACTGTTTTTCCGCCCGCACCGGAGCTTTTCCAGTACCGAGTCTGTGCGGGAGACTCGGCAGCAGGAGAGGAGCACAGCATGAGTGCATACGTGTGCGAAAAGGCCCACATCAGGTATCTGGTGACGGCTGCCACGATGGCGAACGATGGGTTTGGCCCACTGACCTACCACCACAGAGGCCGCATCTACACCGTGGACCCGTCGGACGTGGACGGGCTATCGCGTCTCGGCCAGATGCTGTGGGATGCAAACGTGAAAAGCGTTCGCTGCCGCTACCCCGATGCCCCCGATGATGAGTTGCCTGGTGCGCGACAGTGGCCGTTCAAGTATGGGAAACATCGGGGCTTCCGGGGTGATGTCGAGCCCGTCCAGGTGCTCAAATCTATTGCGTGCTACGAGTACCAAAGCTGTGAGGCACCAGATTGGGAGGCAAGCGAGGCATATGCGTTCTGCCAAGCTCTGCGAACTGCCATGATCGACATGCTGCCGGGGTACGAGGCGGCCGTGTGGGGCGTCCCGCCAGAAATCGGCAACGAGGAGTGAACGCACCATAACTCCCGCCCGCACCGGAAACATTTCCTGGCCGAGCCTGTGCGGGAGGCTCGGCCCAGAGATTGGACATTGCAATGAATCAGTCCGACTTGAACTACGTCTCAATGCTGCGGCTGGCCGAGGCTTACGGCCACTTGCTTGCAGCCAGGGACTGGCTGTCTGGAACGAAGGATTGGGCACAGCCCAATGGGGTATCATCCCATTCGTTGGACCTGAATGCCCAAGCGAAACGGCAACTTCGCGTGCACTTGAATCGGGCAATTCTACTGATGCAGTATTTGTTCGCTCCGCCGGCGGAGCTGCGCGACGGAGTGGTAACATCTGACACTCTTTCCAAAGGAGGCCATGACTCAACCCAACATACTTGACGGCTGTCTGTGTGGCCCGCCACAGCTTCGCCCGACTATTCGGCAGGGGAGGCACGGCGGCTGCGTGCGGAATACGCGGCGGCCGAGAAAGCCTGCCGGGAGGCCCGCGAGGCGCTTAAACCGTTCGGCCAGTACGACTTTTGGCTATTGGGAGGCAAGCATGAGTAACTGCGAGGCACACATGAGCGTAAAGCAAGCCGCCGAGTGGCTGGACCATATCGTGACAGAGACTTTGGAGCGACTCGGCGATCTGCCGGAAGGGTACGGGTCTGTGAACGAGGCAAGCCTGCAAGTGATTCGGGCAGCCGAACGGGAGTGGCCCGAATGCTGGCTCCTCAGCATCAACGGGCCGCCAGACGATCCAGACAGGATTTACTGGCGGCATAGGGGCGAGCCCGTCTATACGTGCGGGGCCGACTGGGTACTACCCCGCCAACCCATCGGGATTGCGGAGGCCGTCCTGCGTTTCCGTCACAACCCAACTTTGGCAGCAGCCGAGGAGAATTGGCGGCGGCTCGAAGAGATGGGCGGAATCCGCCTGTTCTGGAGCTAGCGAACCCAATGCCGCCCGCGCCGGCTATCATCACGTCGGCGGCGCGCGGGGCCGCCGGCCATAGTGGAGGGACGAGCAATGACGAAACGGGCTATAAGGGCCAGGATGGTGGTGTTTGCCCCGGAACTTCTTGCGGCGTGCAAGGCTCTGCTGGAAGAACACCGCCTGTTTCCGGTCAACGGCGGATGGCGGTGTCCATTCTGTGCGGTCGAAGCGCCGGGCGTAGTGGGGTTTCCCCACGCGGAGCAATGCCCGGTAGTGCGGGCAAGGGAGGTAATCCGTAAGGTCGAAGGTCGGCAGTAACCTACCGCGGAGGGCGAGCAAATGCTTTACCGAATCAAAAACAGCCGTTTGGTGCGCTTTGTTGCCGACGGCACACTTTGTGGCCACGAGTTGCAGGCCGTCTGGGCGCAGCTCAAGCCCGGCGACTTGGTGGCTGTCGGCGAATACCTGGACGAGAACCTGTTTACGCTGCCGCGTCCGGGTTGTATTTTCAGGACGCGCCATCGCCTACCAGAGGGGCCTTGGCGGCTGGAACGGACCAAAGCCCACCGCGTGGAATCCGTGGGACGGGTCTATCGTGTAGAGGAGCGTTTTTATCGGTTCCTCCCCATCTGAGTACCCCCCGCCCAGGCGGACTAAACCTGTCGGCGTGGCCTGGGACGCGCCGACACGCCACGAAAAAGGAGTCGCAAATGAACAGAGTTGTAACTACGGCGCGTGCAATCCTGGGCAACGGCAGATGCGCGATCATGGGGTACGATGCTCGCGGCAATATGCTGGTAGGCGTAGTCTGCAAGCCAAAAAGGATAAGCGCTTGGCTTAATTCCCGCGACCCGCAGGGCGACCTGCGACGTTGCCAGCAAAAATTAGGCCAAACAGAACGCGATTGCTCGATCGGAGAAAGAAATGGCCACGCAGGTTGAGCACTTAGCCCAGTCCATTGCCGACGCAGTAATTCGGCTGGTGCGTGCAAAACAAGCACAGGAGGCCGCCACCGAGGATTTGCGCCGCGCGGTTTGGGGATGGTATCAGCGGCGCTGTCGCCGAAGAGAGCCGGTTGGCATTTGCTGCACAATCGAGCTGGACATTGACGACCTGAACGGCCGGTATGCCGTTGCCTGCGAGTGGAACGCTGGCTACAACGGATTCCGCCGCGTCAGAGTAAGCAAGGTTGAGAGCTACGATCCTAGTGAAATCGGCATCGGCGTTGACTGAAACACGGGAGTTATGCTAAGCGGCCCATGGACGCCGCGCCCCCGCTCGGTGCGGGGCCGAGTTAGGGGGCGCGGTGGCCTTTTGCCGCCCACGAAAGGGAGCACGACATGGCATACCGCCAACGACACTGCGGCCACTGCCACACCTGTGGCACCAAGCTAAAGCCTTGCCTTGACGGGGAAGAGTGGTGCCCGAAATGTCAAGCTTACAGGCGCTACCCTTCGCACGGCTGGTCGTGGCGTGCTTGTAGCTCTCAAGACGAGGTATGTCCGCCGCTTCACAGCGGCAAACGGTAGCCGACTCACACCGTCGCGCCCCGCCCGGTGTGGGGCTGGGCCTGGGGCGCGGCGGGCTTTCAGAAGGTGCTATCATGCAGCTTCGAGTCTGGAGCGTAACGGCCCCATGGCCGATTGTCTGCGCAAGTTGCCACAAGGGAATCGTGTGCTTGCCATACGATTCTCAGCTGCCCGAAACGGTGAATCATCAGCGGGCAATCGAAGCACTCTGCAAGGCATTCGGCCTGTGGCACGAGTGCTTTCAACCTCCCGCCACCCCATTCAGTCGGGTTACTTCCGATTCGGAGGGCACAGACAATGACCGATGATCCGGGAATAGTCGTTCGCTGGAAAAGCGTTGGTTGGGCAGATGCGATTCTGGCCGCGATAGTCCGAGAAAGCGCGGGCGGGTAGCGGCCGGCAACTCTAGCTCGCATCAAACCTTGACTCCCGCCTGCACCTAGAAAGGAGCGTATGATGATGTCACTCGGGACTCTACAAATTCGGGAGCGCAGCGATGGCCGATTCAGCTGGTCCTTCGAGGCGTTCGTGAACGATGAACGTCAATTGGTCTTTGGCATTGCGCCCAGTTGGCACGCGGCGCTGGAGGAAGGCACAGCCAGGCAAGCCGCCATTAAAGGAGAAACCCATGAAAACCAATCCTAACAAGTGGGAGCAGCAGGCAATCGACACAGCCCCACAGGGGACGTGGGGTTTGGTGGTGACACCTTGGGCCGCCCCCCGAGTGTGCGGCGTGGCGGCCGATTGGGGCCAAGCGAGCCGGTACGTGTGGCACTACACGGCCGGGGGCTGGCGGCTCACCGACAAACAGGTAGCGGACTTCCGCCACTCCAAGCGGGCAGCCCTGGCCGCAGAGGTGCGAGAAGCGATCCGCCGAGCCGGAGGCGACCAGCAGGCGGAATCCATCGACGAGATCGTGGATCGAGCTTGGGAGTTTCAGTGACCTACGCAAGGAGTTTGTTGTGACCGGACTTACTTTCGAGTGCTCTGTGCGAAGTTGCGATGCCAAGGCTACGTGCGACTTCCATGGCACGCCTTTGTGTGCCCACCACCGCAAACGGGCGCAATTGGTCCGATGCGGAGCCGTCCGAATTAACAGGGCCGGCAGGAAGGTCGGGCTTATTCTTGGTGATTTTGTGGCGGTTCGCCCTACTGCCGTGCAATGGCGCAGTGCACCCGCAAAGATCAGACAACTCGAAGGGCAACCCCACCCCGTCACAGGCGAGACGCTGCGCCATGCCCTCACACTGGACGGAGTGTGGGCGCGATGGTGGGAGTGAGAAGAAAGGAGAATCGCATGAGGAGATGGCGAGTAAAGCTGGTGCTATACCAGCCAGAGCGAGAGCCCTGGACGGAGGTAAGAACGATTGATGCCGCCACCAAACATGGCGCCCGGCGGCTGGCCTTCGAGGATGCCCGGATGGCGAACCTCTGGGTGAAACGCATCGTGTACGTCGAGCCCGCGAGCCGGCGGAGGCTTAAGTGAAGGCTTGCGCACACTGTAGATGTTTCGTCCGCCCGCACCGGCTACAATCACGTCGGCGGTGTGCGGGACCGCCGGCAAAGCGGAGGATACTACCGTGGATGAAAGACGCTTACTCAATCTGGCGCATGCTTACGCGCACGTGTTGCTCAGCCGGGATTGGCTGACAGAGCAGGACCGTTTGACCGAAACCGCCAGGAAGCAGGTCAAGGCGCACTTGGAGAAAGCCGCTCACCTGATGGAAGCGGTATTCACGCCACCGCCGGAATTGCAGGGTACGGTTGAAATAATCCCTTGCGAGTCCAGCGAGGCAGCCACCAGCCAGTTGGGGAATGAGTAATGAAATTGCGAGAAAAACTCAGTCGCGTGGTAGAGCATGGGGAGACACTGCGGTTTCGCGGTGTGGAGTTATTCCGCTTGACCGAAAGACGGGAATGGTTCGACCACCGGGGAAATCGGCATACCGCCGAGCATGGCGCCGTTTTCTGGCGGTGGGTTGGAGAGTCGGGCGACCAAGGCTCGCTGATTCCAAGTTGGCACCCAGAGCGATTTGACGCAACGGCACTCGTTCGGGTGCTGTTTCGCAATCGGCGATACTTTCTGGGGGGAAGCAAATGAGCAATCAGCCAGCCGCCCGCGCCGGCTATCATCACGTCGGCGGTGTGCGGGACCGCCGGCCAGTGGAGGATAACCAAGTGCAAGAAGCTCTCGACCAGCTGATGTATGGGCTACAGGAAGCCAAGGCCCAACTGTACTGCCACGTAGAGGCTTTCAAGGCAGCGAGCAATCCCGTGGAGGCCGTGCAGGAACACTCGGCGAAAGCCCTGCACGCCCATCACCTTCTCCAGGAGCTTTCGGCAGTCGAGGAGTCTTTAGCTCACCTGGGGCTTGACGGCAAGTACGACCTCATCGGCGAAATGCTGGTTCGCACGGCGCAAACTGCGTCGTATCGGCTTGAAGTTTCCAGCGCCTATATGCCGATACACCCCGAACCTCAGAGCGCGTGCTGCGCTTTAGCCAGATTCCAGGCGCAGCAATCGTTCACCAGGATCATGCGGAAGCTGGCCGAGACGTGGGAACGGGTGGCCCGTGGAGAGCTTGAGGAAGAAAAGCTCCGCGAGGACGCCAGGGATGCCCTGCGATACTGAGGGAGCCATCAGAGGCGTTGACCTCGTTACACGACTGTGCTACCATGTAGCAACCAGTCGCTAGGGGCCATCGCCAACGCCCTGCTGACCTGCCCCGGCAGGGCCAGCCAGCGGCGGCGGAGCGGATTCTGCGGTTTTGTGCTCCGGCCGCCCCCGCCCGCCGTCCGCTGGCTCGATTCTCGGTGCCATGCTATACGAAAAGCACTCCCGGATACTGGGTTTCCGAGCAGTCGAGGACTGGTGGCAGGTGGTGATCTACATTGCCCGGCCAGACGAGGACGGAGTGCTGCGCTGGCAGGTGTATGAGGTAGTGGGGCCGAATCACTCTAGAGAGCCAAGCTACCCTGACACAAAACAGGGGCGGGAGTGGCTGGAAGATACCGCCAGGCGATTCGGTATTCCAGCAGACACGCACGTGCGCGAAGGTGACACCATGGTGGAGGCAGACCGCCGGCGCACCATCAGCATCATTGCAAACTGGGGAGTCCAACCATGACCGATAGAGGGCGAGCGAAGGCGTGCAGGCTGGTGTTCAGCATGGCGCACAGACGGGGCATGAAGGCTGGCCAAGCCTGCCGGCCCAGGCCCGTGAAAATGCAAGCCACCGCCGACCCTTGGGACCCACAAGCAGCAGTAATTGACGAGTGGGACGAGCCGGAGGGGGCCTGCGGTTTTGCGTGGGTGGTGCTGCCGCCAGGGTGGCTGACCGATTGGCTTCTTGAGACCGGGTTGGGCACGGAAACCAACCAAGGGGTCGTGCTGCCGGTGCCCTTCTTTGGGCAGTCGTATGAGCGCAAATTGGCATACGCGCGGACGGTGGCACGCTACCTGACTAAGTTGAGGATTCCGGCAAGGGTAATCGCCTGCCGGGATTGATACCGCTTGCGGCGAGGAGGAGCACTCAATGACTGTTCGCAACGGCACTCCGCTGTGCTACATTTACGTGCGGGTTTCCCACGCCAAGGGCTTTGAGTCCGTAGAGACGCAGGCCAAGGAGGACAAGAGCTTGCAAGCCCAGGCCGCTCGCTGTCTGGCCTATTACGAGAGCCGGGTAAAACACAAGGAGGTCGAGCTATACCCGGAGGTAATCGTTGAGCCACGTGTCTCCGCCAGAGAGACTCCGCTACGGAAGCGTCCAAAGGGCAAATGGCTCAACTCCGTTCTGCGCCACGGCGACCACGTGATCTTCGCTTACTTCGACAGGTCTGTTCGGCAGCTACGAGATTGGGCTAACCTGCTACCAGAGTGGCAGGCCAGGGGAATCAACATCCACTTTGTTGATCTCGACATCGACCTCTCCACCCCCCAGGGGCAGATGATCGCCAACATCATGGCCTCCGTCGCCCAATGGGAAAGCGACCAGCGCAGCGAACGATGCAAAGCCGTGGCTGCCTGGCTCAAAGCAAACGGCCGATGCTACGGCCCGACGCGACGGCCAGGCTACAAGGTGATCGGGCCGAAGGGGAATCGCCGGGTGGTTCACGACCACTCGCAGTTCCCGATCCTGCGGAAGATTGAGAGACTTCGCCATCAGGGTCTCAGCTGGGAGAAGATCAGCCAGATCGTGGAGAGCCAAGAGTGCAAAAAGCGAGGCGCGCAGTTCAGCCCCAGTGCCTTCTTTAAGCGCACTTGGACTCCGTGGCGGTGTCAAGCCGCGTACCGCAACTGGCAGGAGATCAAACGGGAGTTGGGCATCGAGGAGGATGCCGCCAGCTAATCCTCACCGTTGCCCTCCCAAACCGTCCCAAAAGGAGTCGCCTTGGTGAACAGCTGCGGCGGCGCCCATTCCTGGGACGTATCCCCGACCCACCTGGCCCGATGGGTCTCCTCGTCCCAGGTGGCCCTGATCTCGGCGGTCGCTTTGGCGATTTCCTCTGGCGTCGGGAGGTAAGGCACCGAGGAAAACCGCAGCTTGATGCCGTGTTTGGCGAGCACGCTAAAGATCAGCTTGGGGGACCGCCTGGTTTTCTTTGAAATCGTCGTCACCGGGACGCCCGCCTTGTAATACTCGCAAATCTTGGCGGCCTCCCTTTTCGTCAGCCGCTTTGCCATCCTTGCTTTCCGACTTTACCATTCGCCGGAGTGAAAGCGATCCCCGTGGTACTGGATGTCGTGGACAACCGCCGGCTCCCGGTTGTGCTCGCGCACGGGGGGCAGCTCATCAGGGTCGCCAGAACACTCGGCGCAGATTACGGCCATCCGGCCGCTCGGCATCCGGCGCGGAACAGGAAAGGGGATCAACTCCCCACACATTTCACATCGCCGTGGTTGACGTTTCATGTCAGTCGCTCCTCGGCCTTTCGCCAACTTGCCCAATTGCAGTGCAACACCAATGCCCCGTCTCGTAGCCTGTCGAAAACCGGATGGGTTAGCCTGTCGCTCGCTTCCGTGGCGTTGGCGACGTTGATGCTGACCCAGATCGGCTTGAGTCTGCCATACCTGTAGTCCACCAAGTCGTAGAGTAGTGTGGCCTGCCATGGAGTCAGCGTCCCTTGCGGTGGAGCAGGGTCGCTGAGAATCAACACCGGGGCCTGCTGGTATGGTGCCAGCAGCCGCGTCTCCATGCCGTGGTTGATACCATCCCGCAGCGACCTGAACAGGGACGCTCCGGTAGCACGCAGCACCCGGAAGCCGTGCGCAAAGATCGCCTCGTGCGCCAGGCCGACCAGCAGGTGATCCTTGCCGGTGCCGGTTGGCCCAAACAGGATCAGGTTTTGGCCACGCTTGACCTTCTCGGCCATCGCCTTTTTGTACTGGGCGATCTTCTCAAGTACCCGCTTCTGGGCTACAGTAGTGGCCTGAAAGTTCTCCAGCCGGCACTTGCTGTACCGCCGGCCTGCGTCCTCAATGAGCCGCATCCACCATCGCGCGGTCTCGGCGCGGCGTTCTTCCTCTCGCTCGGCTGCCAGCTTGGCCGCTCGGTCGCCAGCGGCTTCGGCACGCTGGCAAACGCGGTCAATTGCCTCGGCTATGGCTGCTGGCAGTTTAGGTGGTGTCTTCGTCATCGCACTACCATTCCCCTGCGTCGTCTGGGTGCCGCTGCCCATTGCTGGCGCCAGGTGTGAAGGGCTTCGGCGGCGCGATGCACCCTTGGTATCCATTCCCTATTGAGTACGAAACGGCCTGCGGAAATCTGGACCCGTGCCGTCGCAACAGGATGCCGATCTGCTTCTCCGGCCATTTGTACGCCTTGTGAATCCTGCGGCGGTACTCCATCCACAACGCGATAGCTTCCCTGATCGCCTCGTTGTCGCAGCCCGCCGGGAAATCTATCTCGTCCCATCTGATCTCCACGGCCCGCCCCGCATCCTGTGCTTTCTGCTTGGTCTTGATACCCGGGTTGCCGCCCTTTCGCCCCGCTGTTGCACATCGCCGCCGGCGCTTCTCCCGTTTGCCAATCTCTGTGCTGTAGAATGTCCCGTCCTCTGCTTGCTGCACCATACCCACGCCTTGCAGTTCCGCCATGGCGGCCCTGATGTCGTCCAGCGAGGACTGGAGCATGGCCGCCAGTCTTACGGTCGTAATGCGTCTGCCGTCAGGCAGCAGCAGTTTGCCTGGCTCCGGGCTGTCCCGGAAGATGCACAGCAGGTCAATCCAGAGCCCCCTGGCCGCCAGAGACACGTTGCGAAGCGATGACATTTCCAGCCACTCCCGGTGACGAATGCCGAGCGTACCTGCCACCAGCCTGCTCATCTGCCGTGCCTCCGTGCGCCTCCCTGCTCATTATAACAGGTCGCACACGATCTGCTCATCGTCGCTGGCCTCCGCCGTTAGAATCACGACGCCGGTGCTCTTGGCAACCTCGGCCACCTCCTTTCGGTTTACCGGATCGAGCGATTCCCACGCTTCCTGGGGGACCGCCACCAGTCCGCCCTTGCCCACTTGGGTGGCCGCGATCTCCAAGGCAATGCGCCACCTTTCCCCAGGCGACAACTCTGCAAAGGGCTCTGCCCCCCGATCCGTGTCGCAGACCAGCACGCCATCCTCGACGCGCAGCTTGGACGTGACCTTCGCCACCCAGTCAGAGAGGATGCTGTCGGTCGCCTTGGCGGACCCCCGCAGCATTTCTGCCTGACGCAGCCTGTCGTCTGCGGCAGAGAGCAGCTTGTCCGCTACCTCCAGGTTGTGCCGGGCCTCCTCGCGGCTGATGGCAAGCTCGTGTTCGCGCTTGGCTCTTTCGACCCGCTCGGTGGCCGCGGCAAGCTCCGCGTCGGTCGGACCTTCCGGGATGTCGCCAAGCACCTGCTCCAGTTCAGCCATCTCCCTTTCGGCCTGTTCTGCCGCGTGTAGGTCGGACTCAAGCTCAACAAGCCGTGCGCGCTCAGCCTTTAGGCTGGCTTCGAGTTGGGCGATTCGCTCGCGGCTCTCGACCACCCGTTGGCGAATGTCCACAGCAGCCTTCGAGGTCTGTTTCAGGGAGTCCAATCGTCGGGCTGCCTCCTCTGCTTGGGCGGCACGCTTTTCGGCCTGCTGTCTTTTGACCTCTAGCTCGCGGCGGGCGAGCAGTGCGTTTGAGAGTTCCTGCTCGGCCTCCTTGGGAGAGGGGCCGCTCCCGATCTCCTCCGGCAGCCTTTCCTTCACTGCGACGGCTTGGGCTTTGAAGTCGCGGGCCGCCGTCTCGTGCTGCCTGGCCGCGGCCTCTAGCTCCCGCTTGAGTCTGGCTGCCATCGACACCAGATCGCCGTGCCTGGCAGCAATCGGCAGCAGTTCCTCCAAGTCGTACCCTGGCGGCACTATCGGCTCAAACTCCTTGGCTTCGCCGGCAGCCCCGGCCAACTGGAGCAGAGCCTTGACTCGCACCCTGTTTGCGGCCGACTCGTCTTTCAGCCCAGGATCGACCAGCTGAGTGATGTCCAGTTTCCCTTCAAGCGTCTGGACCTCGGCTTCCCCGGTGCGCCGCATGCTGCGGCCGATGGTAAGCCTTACACCCACGCCCTCCACCTTCCCTTTTTTGGCGTGATCTCGCACTGGTGGCCGACCCCGCTTGGAGACAGCCGCTTCGACTGCCTCCAGCGCATGGCTTTTGCCGACCCCGTTACGGCCCCGCAACACGACCACGCCGGCGTCGGGAAGGGGGATCATCAGGTGTTCAACTGGCCCGACGTTTTCTAGGTTGATTTCTCGCATCGTTTCTCTCCTTGCGCTCGCTCGGGAGCCAGCCGTGGGGCGCATCCCCGTCGCCGGCCGGCCTCGGTCAACCAAACCTGCGCTCCCCTGGGAGCGTGCCGGTGAGCCCACCTGCCGCACACGTCGTGCATCGCCCTTGTGCCTGCGCTCCCCTGGGAGCGTGCCGGTGAGCCCACCTGGGCAAGACTTAACTCCTTTCTGTCACTGAGGTTGCGACAGCTCCGCAGCCCCTCAAGCCGGCACTCCCGGAAGGCCCGGGGGCTGTCCCGTGTGGGAATATCCCCGGCTCTTCGCAGCGTTCCTGGACCGTGCCGCCGCGCTGGGCATTGCGGCCGTGTCCGGCTTCGGCCTGGCAGTGGCCGTTATAGCACCTTTTCTAATTCGGCACGAAGCTCATGCAGTACCCGAATTGTTTCGTCGCTGTCGTCCAGCATGCCAGTACGGACAAGCAGAATCAACTGCCGTGCATGAAAGGTAGCCGGCATTCCCGACAGCTTGGGCACCGCTTCGATCTGCTCGTCCGTAAGGACCGCGCCAGCCAAATGGTCCAAGCCACGTTTCAGCGGTACTGGCGTGCCGTTCTTCGCCACGGCGACCCTGCCTTCGGCCAGTGCCTTTATGTCGCTTGGCCGCATACACAGCGCCAAGGCGACGCTCTTGACCGCCACGCGGTACTTCTTCGCCAGGATTAGGCACCGCGTCTTGTCCTGCTTCGTAAGAGACCTGCCGTGGGCTGCATTGAGCCGCATCGCATCCAGCAGCAACTCGCGGTCACTGGGATACTCGCGCAGCTCAACGGCAACGATGGGGTTGTCACCAAACTCTCGCTTGTAGGCTCGATAGCGATGAAAGCCATCGACAATTCTCTTGCTCCTTGCCTCAGCAATAATCGGCGGCAGGCTGGCGCCCCCGCGGATCGCATCGCACAAATTGGCCACGTGCTGACTGTCCACAGTCTGCCTGGGATACAAGTCCCAGTCAAGGACCAGTTCACTCAGCGGCAGCTGGGCAAGCCTTACTTTCGGCGACGCGATCTTCGCCATTGGGCAGCTCCTTTCCTGTGATGAAGGACAACCCTTGGCCGTGGGCCTTGTGCTGTAACTGGGTCACGAAGGTGTGCCAGGGAAAGCCATTCCGGCGGGGCTCGGTGTCCAGCCAGACGATCCCAGCGAATCCGTTACGCTTGGCATAGCCGACCACTTGGGCCGACAATTGGTGTGCCGCCGTGTCCATGCGGCGGCGGTACTTCTCGGCAAGCGACTTGAACCGGCTGCGCAGCTTGCCGCGGACCTCCATCTTGGCGTCCTCGCTCAGTCGCCGCAGCCGCCGCTGGTGCTCACGCTGCCACCTGGCAACGTGATCGGCATTGATGGTCCAGAGCTTATTCTGTTTGGCGTTCACCGCCTGTAGCAGACAATCCTCGCCAGGCATTACGAACAACAAGCCCCGGCTGCCGTCCGGCTGCCCATCACGTGGAAGCCACAGACACATCTTGCAGAGCAACCTGCCGACCTTGCCGATACCTGGCCGGTGGTCGCCGCTGGAGCCCTTTTGTTCATACAAAGCCACCTCGGCCCGCAATGCTTCGCCTGCCAACAGTTTCTCGAAGGCAGCTAGCTGTCTGCGGTAATCGTGGCCGCCACGCAGCCTCAGATGCACCTGCCGCCCGGCCAGCCGGATACGCACCACCGGCCGCCCCTGTTCGTCCCGCAAAGCCCGCCAGTCCTTCGCGCGAATGGGAAGCACCGCCCGGTCGTAGCGGAAGTTCGGCACAGACTCGTTGCCGAGCCAGATGACGTTGTACCGCCGTTTGCGCCAGCGGCCCTCAACTGCGTGCAACACGGCACAAACCGTGGACGGCTCCAGTTCCGGGCACAACTTGCGGGCTTCGGGGTAAAGGTACACAGCCGGGGCCTTCGGCAGTTTTTCCATTTCCGGTGTGCGCACCACGTCTGCCTTCGCCAGCTGAGTTATGGCCCAGTTGCTCAACCGGACGGTCGCCCGCCAAGCGGCCTTTAGCCAGTCGCGCAGCTCCGACCACTCGCAGTCCGTCGGCCCCGCCACCGGAATAGTTACGGCCCGCAACACGTAGCGGTCCTTCCAGCAGGTGGCACACATCACATCGCCAGACGGCAGGCGATGCCAGCCGGGCGGCAGCCGCTTCGCCTGGGTCGTTTTGCCGCAGCCCGCGCACACGTACTCACGCTCCTCCGCTGCCATGGCATTGCCCTCCTGCTCACTCATCGTCCTGCTTCGGGATCGGCTCCCAGTCCGGGCACCAGTCCATGCTTCTCCTGAGTTGGAGCCATCGGTTTATGCATAGCTCTGATCCTTCTGGTGTGTCGCGCATGCAGAGCCGGAAGTAAGGGCGCTCGCACCGCACCGCTTTCTCGGCGTCCGGGTCGCCCCACCAATGGGCGCAAGTGCGGCACTCATTCTCGTGGCCCAAGAGGCCCTGGACCTCCAGGAGAGCACCCCCGTACCCTTTGTCCAGCGGCCACTCGCTCGGCTCCTGCGGACAGCATGGCACGGCCCTATCGTCGATGTAGGCCGCCGCCAGAGGTTTGCCCTGCCCAGTGTAAACCTCGTCGAAGTAAAACCCATGCTCACGCAGCCATGATTCGACTCGCGCCGCAAGTTGCTGCGTCGTCTCGTCGGACTCGCTGGCCTCTGGGTTGCACCGGACGGTGAAGATCACCACGCGGGCCATCTTCGACAATTTATGCGTGAAGTCAACCGCCCCAGGCAGCGGTTTGCCGATGTGGTCAATGCCACGCCAATGATCGAACTCAGCGAGCACGCCGTCCAGATCAACGCAGACGGTTTTTTTCATTTCATCCATCGGTATTTGCCCCCATGGTGCCGATTGTCTTTCGGGCTCTTCCGTCAATGTTCCACGTGAAACATTCGCCTGTGTTTCACGTGAAACGGCACCTGTGTTCCACGTGAAACGGCGACTACGTTTCATCCCTTTCTTCCCAGCTACTGCGGGCTGGCTGCTCCAATCGCTCCAGCGTCGCTCGTGTCGCTTCAAGCGACCGAAGGACGCTGCCGAGGGTCTGTGTCACGTGGTCTATGGCAGCGACGTAACCGCCCATGTCCATCGCTCTGGCTATCACGCCTACAGCCTCGCCGATTGGCCCTAGCTCCCACCGGTCCGTAATTCGCACGCCCGAGGCTTGCTCAAACCTACCTACAACCCGCTGTAGATTTCGCAGGCGGTGCTGGACCTCGTGTAGCTGCATCGCTTTTTGGGCGTCCTCGGCGCACTTGTCTCGCTCCTGTTGGAGCAGCCGCTCGTGTTCCTCCATGGTAATCACATTCTCGGCCAGCCGCCTTGCGATTGCTGCCATAAACTCCCAGGATAGCGGCGCTGTCGTCAGTCTCGGTGCGCGTTTGGCAATGCGTGTGCCGCGGCCATCGCACTCAATCAGCCCCCACTTCTCTGGCACTTCGGCCGGATGGATAACGCCCTTGGGGGCGGCCACATACCAGTAGAGACAATACTTGAGAATCGCCTCTGCTTTGGCAGGCTCGGCCAGTTCCTGTTGCCAGTCGGAACGCGACACCTTGATTTCCACGCCATGCCAACCTGCGGCAGGACAACATACGCGGGCCACGGCCAGCGGCGCTTGAGCATCTGGAAGATTTTTTGTTCCGTCAGTGATATCGCTTTGCTCACTGCTTCCGCTCCCTGAGCTAGATCACCTTCTACATGCGCTTTCCGCCGTGTCTGTACTCCCGCTTCTCATTGAAGTCCATTTTCGCCCGAATCGCCCCCTCTAAGTCCCAGCCCCGCGCGGCACAAGCGTCGGCGATGCGGATAACGCAGTCGGCCAATTCTTCCTCCACGCAAGTGAATGGCGGAATGGCCTCGCTGGGCGGATTGCCATGCCGCAAGGCTTCCAAGGCTTCCGACAATTCCGAGTGCATCAGGGCGATCAGTTCGCCGTCGCTACGGTCTCTGTCCCACCAGCCTTTGGCTGTGGCTGTTTCGTGGGCTCGGCGTATGATGGCCTCAAGAGCAAGCTCGGCACAGTCAAGCTCGGCCACCCCTCCCATGGCATCCTCTGCCCGGCTCAATTCGTTCCTAAGCAACCTGATGGCTTGGCCCGGCCAGCGTTGCTTCAACTCCTCGACAGGTGACTGCGAGAGTCTTTCGACTTGCAAGCCCGCACGCAGTCGCCGCCTTGACTTCGTTTGTTCCTCGATTGCCACCCACACCTTCCCGAGCATCGCGCAGTGCTGCGGATTGGAGATCGTTTGCAGCATTTTCCATTCCACCGCCTTCTCCTTTCTGGGTCAGTCTTTGATGAAGGGATTGGTAGCAAAGGGTCTGTGATGCCAAGCGACCTCGTTGCGCCACCAGACGTAAACACCCGAAAAGCCGCGTATCCAAATTGACTCCATCATGCGTCGCTTGGGGGGCAGCCATCCCTTCGGCAGTGGCAGATTGTCTGGCACTTCATCCGTAAGCAGTTGCCGGTCAACTTTGAGCTTGAATTGGACCCACCCGCAGTCGGTTAACGGCGAGCCTGGGCCGACCGTCTCCAAAGGTAGGTCTTCAACGTATTCCGCGCCGCAGCGATAGCAATAGTGCCCGAGCGCGGCTTCGCGCGCAACAAGATCACAGACGAGCCTTACCAAAAGCGTGTCATGGCGTTTGCAATGTTTTGACATCTGCTCTGCCTCTCTGTGGGCTCAAAAGCCCCGGCCGGGATTTGAACCCGGTTGATTGGCCTTAAGCGCCAAGGAGCCGCCAACCACCTTCTTCCGCAGTTCGCCTGCCTCACCAAGCTACTTTGCGGACGCGCAAGGGGGCCTAGGTGCTACAGTTGACATCCGTCTTGCATGGTGAACAAGATGCGGCTTGCCTCCTCCACTTCCTTGTGGATATATTCCAGACTCGCCAGCACTGATGCGCAAGGGTCCGGTGGCGGGTTTTGCGCCACTGGCTCGTTGATTGGTTTCAAGACCGGCCTAAACTGGTCTCGAACGACACGCGCCAGTGATGTGAGACCTCTGGCAGCCACCATAAGTCTCTCGCATCGGGCCACGATCCCGTTTTCGTCACGCTGCGTCAGCGCCCGCACCTTTGGTCCGATCTTCACGCTATTCATCGCAGGTCTCCTTGCAACGGCACTTTCCGCGGGCCATCATCTCCAGCCCTTCGGCCTTGGCCTTAATCGCGGTTGGTTTGCGTCTCCGGTTTGTCAACCTCGGCGTAACTGGCGAGTTTTTCCTTGGCCTCCTCGACTTCCAGCCCCAATGTTGCGGCAAACGCCTTTGCGATGCACTGCAAACAAATATCCTCGGTTTTA